ACAGTTTTTTTGTCCGATAGTAAAACAAATGTCAGAACAAGTCTTGACTATTACAATTTATCTATCTGATAAAAAAGGAAGCATCATTAATTATTTACGCATCATAGATGCCATGTACGAATATGGATTCTTTGTTACTACAACAGGGGAAAGGGCACTCAAAAAAGATGTGATAAAAGCATTTGGGGATATAGTCAATAAGAAATTCAGCAATCCAAGTGATAATTTATGTAAAGGAGGCAAATCTCAAAATGAAGATGGAAACAGTCAGAAAGGGGTAATTTTTGACCGTTTAAAAGAAATATCTATAAGCAAAAATAAAAAATAATTTCTACTCGAACTCTACTCGAAAATAACACACTTATAATTAGTTATTTATCCAAATATTTACTATTTTCTTTGTAGTCGCAATCCTCAATAAGGACTGCGACTTTCTTTTTCTATCATGGCGGGAATTGAAAGCCTAACGAAGCCAGTAGATATGTATAATGGACGAAACTGTAACTTTTGAATCAATGCCCAAAGCAATAGCACACCTCATCAACAAAGTAGAGGCTTTGGAAAAAAAACTTTTAGAGAAAAACGAAGTTCCGACAACTCCGGCAGATAAGTGGTTTAACATTGACGAACTAAAAAACTACCTACCCGACCATCCGGCTAAACAAACCATCTATGGATGGGTAAGCAAACGAGAAATCCCATTTCACAAGGGAGGTAAAAAATTACGTTTCCTACAATCCGATATTGATAAATGGTTATCCGGTGGCAAACGAAAAAGCGAAAGCGAATTAAGGGATGAAGCTAACAAATATTGTAAAACCAAACGAATAGGAGACTAATTTATGGATAAAAGAAAAAAGGTAGCCTCATCGACTACCAATCTCCCCAACTACGAGGGCAAAGATACTAATTCTTCCCGAAATATCAGGGCTGTCAGAAAACTATTTTTATCAGGTGGGAAGTTTACAGCCAGGCGGATCAATGAACTGGTAGGCTTTAATGATGCCCGTAAGGCTATTTCTGAATTACGCCATAAGGAAGGCATGAACATCCAGGATATTCGGTTGTCAAACGGTTGCAAATTATACTGGCTGGCAGAGAAAGGGGGACACAATGAATGAAGAAAGTAAAATCTCCCAAATAAAACTGTTATCAGAGTGTTTTGCGGTATCCCCTAAAACCATGTATCAGGCCGAGCGGGAAACAGGTGTAAGGATTGCCAATATTTGTCGTTTTATAGACAAGATGAAGAAAAGCGGCAATATCCGTAAGGTATCATCCGGTAAATGTCCCATATCACACAGGAAAGCCGGATTCTATACGAGTAACCGGGAATACTTCAAAGACGATAAACAGCCTTCACTTTTTCGTGATTTCTGGAACGGTATAAAATTAAAGCCATGAACATAAGTGTAAATAACAAAACTTTGTCCGATGTGCTTGTATTACCTATTGACGGGCTTTCAGCAAATGCACAAGAGATAATTAGAGAAGTGTCGGAAGTGTATCAGTGCAGCCGTGATATAGTACTGGCTGCAATGTTTAGTGCGGTCGGTGTAGCAGTCGGCAAAAAAATAAGGATTTCCGATAACAAGTATTTTAACTATCCGTGTCTTTGGGCGTGTGCAGTCGCCCCGTCCGGTTCTAACAAGTCCACCCCTGTACGCTTCATTCTGCAACCTTTAAAGGATAGGGACGCAAACGAATACAAGGCATACAGGGAAGAGCTGAAGGTTTTCAAGGATTCAAAGGATGAGCATAAGGAAAGACCGATATTCAGGCAGTTGCTTTTAAGCGATTCCACACCCGAAGCGAGGAACCAGGTATTATCTACCAGCCATAACGGAATATTGCTTTACAGGGACGAAATAAAGGGCTTTCTTGACGATATAGGACGATATAACAAGAGTGGCGAGGTAAGCCAATTATTATCGGTCTTTGATTCTGATAACATTGTAATAAACCGAAAGTCAGATGATACGCTATTAGTCGAAGAGCCATTTATGGGTGTTTTAGGAACAATCCAGCCTGACGTACTTGCGGACACATTCGGCAACGACCTGCTTATGAACAACGGCTTTAATCAAAGGTGGCTATTCGTTTACCCGGATGAAAATCCGTCTGCAATGTATTCGGAGAAGTCTATCAGCAAAGAGGTACGGGAAGCATGGAGCAGTTACATTAATGCTTTATTGGATGCAGATTTCAAGGCTGGTGGATGCGATACGGTCTATATCATTGATGAGGCAAAACGTCTCTATATCGAATACTATAACGAATTACAGGTAAAGAAGCAAAGTACGGATGATAGCTACATGTGTGCCGTATATTCAAAACTGCAAATCATAGTGGAACGCTGGGCTTTGATAACACACCTGTTAGGAGATAATACGGGTATGAGCCGTATTTTGCCGAAAGAAATGGAGTATTCAATCAGATGTATGGGTTACTTCGAGAGATGTGCAGAAAAGGTGTATATGAAGCTGACGGAAAACAGAAAACAGCCGGAAGCGAAAACAATGGGTAAAGAGGAAATGATAGCTAATGTTTACCATTTGACTAACCCGGTCAGTCAAAGCGCTGTTGCTGATGCGATTGGGGTTTCAAAGCAATACATATCAAAATGCCTAAAGAAATACCCTAAGTTGACAGGTTGTCGGTTGACAGATACTGAAAGTGTTGATATACAACAAGATATAAACAAAACTGCGTCAACCTTGTAACTTGTGGTTTTTCAAAAGCTTAAGCATAGAGATAGACTGATAAAATTGCATAAACACCTATAAATTAAAAGTTTAATAGTAACAATCCGACAACCAGTCAACCGTCTACTAATTTTTATAAGATTATGAAGAAAGATATTTTTGATGTAGAGATTTCCGTTTATAACGGTGTGAAAGATGTGTACGGCACAACGTGCAAACTCCGTGATTTCCTTTTCAGCAAGAAGCACGTTTCGGAGATTGAACGCCTGCGGTCTTTGCCGACAAAGGAAGAAAAGAACGAGGTAAAGAAGCGTTTGCCTATGGCTTGCATAAGTGGGTTATTCCAGCCGACACGGAAAGCGGAAAACCTTGTAAGACATTCCGGGCTTATCTGCGTGGATATTGACCGAAAGGATAATTTACATATAGATAACTGGGACGAAATAAAGCAGGAGCTTTGCAAGTTGAAAGAAATAGCCTATATCAGTCTTTCGGTAAGCGGTAACGGCTATTTTGTCATTATTCCGTTGAAATACCCCCATGCACACAAAGGGCAATTCGAGAAGCTGAAACAGGATTTTGCACGGATAGGTATCATTATAGATCCTGCTTGCGGTGATGTAACCCGGATGCGCTGTTTGTCCTATGATGCGGAACCTTATATCAATATTGAGGCAATCCCCTACGATGGATATTACAAAGAGCCACGTCCGACAAACAGTTATCAATATTCAGGTGGTGATAACGTATTGGATAAGGTGGCAAAGTGCTGTGAGAAGATAGAAGCCAACGGAATAGACATCACAGGCGATTACAAGGACTGGTTTACGGTCGGTTGTGCGTTGGCTTCATTGGGTGAAAGCGGCCGTTCCTTCTTCCATATATGCAGCAGACAGAACACAAAGTACAAATACGCTGAAACCGACAAGAAGTTTTCCAACCTATTGCGTACTGGGAAGCGTATCGGAATCGGCTCTTTCTTCGAGATATGCAAGGATTACGGGATAACCTACAAAGATGCTTAGGAATGGAAGTAGAAATCATACACGGTCAAATTGTTGCCAAAGCCAACCACTACCAAGCCGTACCGGGTAAATTCGGAAAAAAGCGAATAATCAAAGACGAAGTAATCCGGGCTTATGAACGCTCTTTCATAGAACAGTGCAAGGTGTACCGGAACAGACGCATTGCAACCCGTTTCCGGTTGTTTGTCCGGGTATTCCACAGTTCGGCAAAGTTCGACCTTGACAACTCGCTAAAACGCTCCTCGATTGCTTGCAAATGGTAGGCGCAATCACTGATGATAAACTATGCTTCCAGATAGAGGCAGAGAAGAAATTAGACAAATACCGCCCACGCATCGAATTTGCAATACTGGAAGTAAACGAGCAAAAACAACTGTTTAATAATCCAATAATATGAGTATGAGACATAAGAAGTTTATAGAACGTAACGAACGTTATGATATTGTACAGTGGAAGTTTAAGGGGATACCTATAACCTTTCGTTTTTGGAAAAATGGCAGCCAGATAGCCGAGATAAAGGTTGATGAGAACTTTGCCAAAGCCAACGGTTATGAGTCAGTAGAAGATATGGCGGAAAAGACTATCGGTCAGGCAAAGTTCAATGAGATGTTCGGGGGCGTGCCGGAATGGATTAGAACCGATGCAGAGGGAAATTTCATATTCGTAGGGATGAATCCTATGTTATTTAACTAAATACTTATTTATTAATAATTTAAATTTTATTTCATGGAAAAGATTAGAAAAAACGGACTGGAGAAAGTAATCAACCGTCATAAGGCGGAATGCAGCAAAATTCAGCCTATTGTAAACACGATGCTTGAAACCGGTTTCTGTTTTACGACCGATGAGCTGAAAGATTTGGCATCCGTATGTTCCAAACTGTACAAACAGGCTGAAAATATGGCTAAGGAAGAAGCGGCACGCTCGAAGGTCAAATTTCGGAATAATGCAGATTATACCGAAACTCTGGAATATCTAAATGATGCTGTCTCACGGAATGCAGACGCATTGAGAAAAGCGTTGCTTTACCACACGCAGAACCCGTTGGAAATTAAGGCATACGAGGTCACGGACGGAGTTGTACAGGTCTCTTCCCGTTGGATTGAGGAGAAAGATGCGGAATATACCATCTTGCCGACAGAGAACAGAGAACAGGCGAAACTGCTTGTGGATAATGTCCGGCAGGCAATTGACGAACTTAACGCACTTGTCAGTCACAACCGTTTCTTCGGTAAGGGTATCAGTACATCACTGGATTCTCGGAGATGTCTTTGCTGGCTCGATGGAGACGGCAATTTCCACGAGGAAAAAGAAAACTATGAATTTATTTAAAACCAACAAAAAATGACACAAGAAGAACGGAAAAAATTCGATGCCTTTCAACGGCAATTGAATGAAAGCCCGGTTAATAGAATCAACTTCTTTGCCGGGATGGATGAAAAGTGTGCGATTGCAAACACCCCCTATGAACAATGGGCTTTGCAGTCGGAATATAAGAACAAAGCCATTTGCAAACATCTGGGCATTGAATATCGAAAGGAAGATTTTGCGGTATCGGCAGAAGGGCTTGCAAAGCAATGGGCGGGCGGATTACCCGACATGGAATAGCAAGATAGAGATGTTGGTTTATGTCTATTGTCCCGACAAAGTCAACATCTCTTGCCAACCATATTTAAACGGGACATTTACGGATTGTAGAATAAAACAATTGAACAATAATGAATAATACAATAATTATCGCACAACGGGCATACGATTGTACGTCTGTTTCAGTAAACAACATAAGTAAGGCATGTAAGGAAATACAAGAACTTTCTTTGCACTGTAACAACATTACGGAATTATGTAACAGCATGGACACACCGACAATATGCAATGCATTGTCTCTTCTGCTTGCCGGGAACCTCTCTTTGGCGAAAGACTTTTCTTTAGACCAAAGAACCGAACTTGAAGATGCCTTTCAAATCTTATTTTCAGACATCTTGCTCAATGCCCAAAAATACGGAATTATGGCACAGAAGATATGTGAAATGACAGCAACGGCGAAAAAATGAAAGTAGAAGTTGATTTTTCCGGCTTAGATGAGTTCTTGGAAGATGCAGAGAACGAAATCAAACAAGGTATGATAGAAGTAGCCCATGCCGGCGTGGACTACTCAAAAGAAACGGGGGACTACCAAAACCATACCCACAACCTACGTAGTGCACCCGGTTCGGCAGTCGTGATAAACGGTGAAATCATAGATATGTATGTACCGGCAGAACCCGGACATGAGGACGCCAAAAGCAAGACGGAGAATCTATTGATTTACGGTAAGCGTCCCCAAAACGGAATTATCATTGCCGATGGTATGGAATACGCATCTTACGTTGAGGGCAAGGGACGTGAGGTCATTTCCCAGGGCGCTTTACATATCGTTACGGAAGCCGGTAAGAAATTTAGTAAATAACCATTATTTTTATCAGTTATGGCAGAATTGAGATTTAATATAGACGCAGATATTGCAAGATTTACGCAGTTGGTAAAACGCATACAGGAAGTGCGTAAGGAGATGGATAAGTTAGCAAAGTTCTCTCCGAAATACGATAAACTGTATGAAGAGTTTAGAAAAATAAAGACGGAGCTTGACACCATGCAAAAGAAGTTTGCGGAAATCCAAACAGCTTTGGCGCAAGTGGATATAGCCAAAGGGGTTGTTGACAGTTCCCAAAAGATACGGAAAGAAACAGATGAAACGAGCGATAGTATAAAACATTATGCGGATTCCTTGAGGGGAGTTAAAGAACAGCTTAAATCTGTAACTGACGAAATAGATATGATGTCGGCGGCTCAGAGAAGCTCGGTTTCCGGGGCAAACGCTGTAAAACAGTATGCCGGGCTGAAAGCACAGTTGAAGGTTGCGGCTGACGAAATGCGTTCGTTTGCCAAAGAGCAGGAGAATATTATAAAAGTCCCAAAGGCGGCTGATGGTTCCATTGCCCAGCTTCGCAGACAACTCTCATTGCTGACATTCCAATATGACAATCTATCACGTGGTTTGCGCAACGGCGCTACCGGCAAGGAACTGATTATACAAATCCAGTCGGTGACAAAGGAACTGAACGAAGCGGAACAGGCATCCATGAGATTTTACCGGAATGTAGGCAACTATGCTTCAGGTTGGAACGGTCTTAATGTACAGGTACAACAACTGGCTCGTGAACTTCCGTCTTTAGCAGTTTCCATGAATACTTTTTTCCTTGCTATTTCAAATAACCTTCCGATGTTGATTGATGAAATCAAGTTAGCGCAAGACCGTCTAAAAGCACTAAAGGATGAAGGGAAACAAGGCACTCCGGTATGGAAACAGCTTGCAAAATCATTATTAGGATGGCAGACGGCTTTGGTTGTCGGCATTACTCTCCTGTCCTCTTATGGTAACGAACTTGCAGACTGGGTGAAAGGATTATTCAAGGCTAAAGAGAATATAGATGTACTTAAAGAGGCGTTAACAGCATATAACGAGGCTTTAAAAGATGCAGAGAAAGATGCGCAAAGCCAGTTGACAAAACTCAAACTTTTGTATGATGCTGCTACAAATGCCGCTAAAGGAACAAATGAGCGCACTAAGGCTATAAAGGCATTAAAGGAAGAGTATCCGTCTTTCTTTGAAAACATGAGCAATGAGGCTTTTTTGGCAGGAAACGCAAAAGTAGCTTATGACAAATTGAGTTTATCTATCATGAATTATGCAAAGGCGCAAGGCATTGCTAATAAGATGATTAAAAATAATGAGGAAATAATAGATGTAAATTCAAGGATAGATGAGGCGAAGAAAAAATATAATGAGTTGGCCGAGCAATCCAATGAAGCGCTTACTTTTATAGGAAGTGGCATTTATGCAGATAAAGCACAACAACAATTAGAAGCTATCGGGAAGGAAAAGGAAACCTTAGATAAGTTGAAGGTTTCTAATGAAAAACTTCAAGAGGAATTTAATGCGATAGATTTTTTGTCTGACCCAACAAAAACACCTGAAAAGGACAAGGAGGTCAAATATCTTGATTCCTATTTGCAGCAGAAAGCCATAAAGAAATCCGAGCAGGACATTTTAGACACCATTACCCAAAGCCAACTGAATGCGCAAAAAATGGTAGCGGATTTGATGCAAGACGGGAATGTGAAAGAGTTGGCACAAATAAACGCTAACTATGACACCAAAATAGTGGAAATTCAAAAAAGGGAAAGAGAACTTTTGCAGACTTTACAGGATGCGGAATATGAACAGTGGAAACAGGCAAACCCTGATTATCAGAAGAAAGGATTACAGTTCACATCCACTGTTACGGAGTTGCCACAAGATAAACGGACAGAATTGGATGCAGAATATTCAGCAGCATATCAGCTACAACAGAGTGCCACCGCAAAGCTACTATCAAATACTCTTGCAAAATACCGTGATTTTGCGGCTCAAAGGGCTGCCATTGAGAAACAGATGAATGATGATATATTTTTCTTAAGGAGACAGCGTACAGAAAGCAATGCAGAAGAAATAGACCGTGCCATACAAGTAGCCAAAGACAAGGCAAAAGAAAGCATTCAGGCAGTGACAGATGAGGAGAACAAAGCTTTGGCTAACCAAGATAATGATTTTTTAAGGATGCTCTTCGGGGATGTCTCACAAATGGCGTTTTCCGATTTGTCCGAATTACTGAAACAGGCACGGCAGCTAAGGAGCTATCTTTCAGGGAAAGATAATAAGGAAGGTATTACGTTCATATCCCCCGAACAACTCAAAGCCATAGAAGAAAGTCCGGAAGAATTGGATAAACTTAAAAAGGCACTTGATAAACTGTTAGGGGCTGGGAAGAAGCAAAACAAATGGAGCAATATTTTCGAGACATTCAAAACGGGTTTTGCCGACTTAAAAAGCGCACAAGGTTTTAAGGAAATTTCCGGTGCTATTGGTATGATTTCCGGTGCGGCAGGGCAAGCGGCCGGAGAGATAGCCACAATGTTTGAAGCTATGGGCAAGGACAGTGCCGCCAATGTTATAGGAAGTTTGGGAGAAGTCTTGAGCTCGATTTCCAATATCGGCCAGGCTTTTGCAACGGGCGGTCCGGTAGCCGGGGCTTTTGCGGCTGTCGGTGAAATATTCTCTTTGATAGGGAAAGGAGCACAAGAAACAGCTAAGCACAGGCAAGTCCTTGAAGATGTAATGAATGATACAATAGCGCAACAAAGGGAATATAACCTGCTTTTGCTGAAACAAAATCTCTTGTATGAGAAAGCCAGTACGATATTTGGCGTTGATTCTTATGCCAAAGCAGAAAATGCGGTTCGTGTATTAAAGGATGCCATATCAGATTTAAACAAGGAATTGGCAGGAACTACGGAACAGCAAAAGAAATTTGCATATAGGAAAACCGGCAGTGTAGCTCTTGATAAAGTTTTTAATAGGAATTATTCCCAATCGAAAGACCGTTATTCCGGTCTTGCCGATATTGAAATTAAGACCGGAAGCTATACTACTGGTGCATGGTTCTGGAAAAAACAGCATGATGTCTATACTTCCGTTCTTGATGTCTATCCTGAATTAATAGATGCCAACGGAGAATTCAATAAAGAATTGGCGGAATCTATCATAAATACCCGTGAAATGTCTGACGAGGATAAAGCCGCCTTGCAGGGAATGATAGACCTTGCAGAACAGGCGGAAGCCGCATTCGATTCTTTGAATGATTACATGACGGATATTTTCGGAGAACTGGGAGGCAGCATGAGCCATGCGCTCGTAGACGCATTCAAGAATGGCACAGATGCGGCTGAATCATTTACACAATCTGTTTCTGAAATGTTGGAGACATTAGCAGAGCAGATGATTTATTCCGTTACGCTTGGCCCGTTACTCGAAGAAGCACAAAAAGAAATGATGACCGTGATGAAAAATCAAAATCTTACGGACGAGCAAAGGTTCTCCCAGTGGACTAATATACTTAAGGGACTGACGAATGATGCGGTCGCCAAACAAGATGAGGCCAAACAGCTATACGAAGCTTTCCGTCAATCGGCGGGAGATATGGGATTTGATGTGTTCTCTCCTGATTCCACCCGTGAAACTTCACAGAAGGGAATTGCTACGGCTTCGCAAGATTCGGTAGACGAGAACAACGGTCGGTTGGCTGTTATGCAAGGGCATACATACTCCATCAACGAAAATGTCAACCGTATGGCTAATGGCATTGACAGCCTTTTGAACTATGCCTCTTCCGGACTCTCATTAACTACGGATATAGAAAGGACGGCTAAAGCAATTGAAAGCCAAAGCAGAGATGCCCTTAACCACTTAGCAAACATTGATAGCTATACGTCTAATCTTGTGGATATAAGACAATATATGTATGCCGTGAAAAACGGTATTGACACATTAAACACTAAAGGATTAACACTTAAACGATGAAAGGATAAAATCCCTATCAGTAATTTATTGTCTTTCGGGTGGGTTTTCCATAATAGGGAAGTCTGCCCGAACCATTGGTTAGGGTATTTATGTATATGTACATGAAGAAAACGGATATTCGCTAAGTATTTAGGCAGAAATTTGAGATATGGCAACATTTATAGATTACATACCAAGAATTACATTATCAAACTTAAAGGAGTTGATAAAACGGCAATCAGAAACGGATGCAACGTTGTGTGCACGTTTCACTCTCAAAGGCATTCAATATACCGCCGTTGTTTTCTTGAATAAGAATGAAATGCTTTTTTATTGGGACTATGAAGGAGAGCACAGAAAGGTAACTGTTTCTCTCTGTTCAGAACCGAGCAATTTAGGGAAAGGGCAGGTTTGGTATTTCCTTTGCCCCTATACCGGACGTAAATGCCGGACACTATTCCTTAACGGCAAGGTGATAGCCAGCAGATATGCTTTCTGTCATGTTTACAGCTATCAAAACGAGAGCAGAATAAACCGGCTTCTTTCCAGCTTTGGTAAAAACGATAGTCCAGAACGCAAGTACGGCAAGAAAACGTACAAAGGAAAAGTAACCCCTTACGGTAAGAGAGTTAGTAAGTACTACTCCAAGCTACACCGTTTTAATGTCATGCTGGAGAACTGGATGCTTTCCCGAAAACAGCTTGAAATCAAGTTGAAGGAGTAAAAAGATGTAGCGAAATGGGGAGAAAATAGAAAAACAAAGCGTAACGAACGCTCTATCAGCTAATTCGCTACGCTTTGCCCAAATTTACTTTTTCGCTATGTGTTTATTTTAATATTAATTTTCATTATACCGTTTCTCCAAGAATTGACAAATAACGCTGTAAAGATACCTTTTCCGCTTCCGCTACGAGTATTTGAAAGCCTTCCGGGTGTTTCTCTGTGTGCGAGGCTTCCAAAGCCTTGTAATAGCTTAATTTTGCATCATCAGAGCCTTTGAGGTTTACCAGTGTATAACCTTTGCGCAATAAGTACAAGTTCATAAGCAGCCGGGATGTGCGTCCGTTTCCGTCTATGAACGGATGTATGCGCACTAACTCATCGTGAAGGTAGGCGGCAATAAGAACCGGGTGTGTTCCCTTTGTTTCAAGTTCTCGGAACCTTAATATGAAATCCTCCATCAGCTTTTCAAGTAAATACGGCTGGGGTGGAATATGGGTACTACCGGAAATCATTACGGGAACGGTACGATACCGTCCGGCATTTTCCCGGTTGATGCCATGAAGCACAAGGGCATGTATTTCTTTGATAGTACGTTCACTTATCTCTATGTCGCTTTTGGCGAAATCACGGATATAGTCTATTGCTTCTGCATGGTTTATTGCCTCCAGATGTTCACGCATTGATTTTCCGGCAATGGTGACACCTTCGTTCACTACAAGTTCCGTTTCCTGGAGTGTGAGCGTATTCCCCTCGATACGGTTGCTTTCGTAGGTGTATTCAATATTGTATGCTTCCTCAATCTTTTGCAGGGCATCAGAGGGCAAAGGGCGCAATCCGGACAGCCTTTCTTTCAACGTGTCGCAATCGTGTAGCAAACAGGTCAATTCCTCGTTCATATTCATTCTACTTTGATATTAATATTTTTACCACAGTGGGGACAGGTGAGAGAAAGACCGTCTTTCTTTGGTTGCTCGAAAAGGTCTGTTATCGGGCAACCGATAGCATCCGCAATCCTTAAAAGAATTTCTGTAGATGGATTACCATTTACATGAGTGCTAAGAGTAAAACGGGAAATTCCCATCTTTTCAGCGACTTCATTAATTGATGTGCCATGCTCTTTGATGGCTTCTTTAATTCTTAGTTGCTCAATCATACTTCATAAGTTTTGTTTCTGCAAAGATACATTAATATTAAAGATGTGGTATTATCGTATCACTAATTAAAGTTAAAAGATGTACTATAATAACACTTTTGTTTGTTTATGTGGTACGAAAATATCACCTTTGCATCATCAAAGTTAAACAATAAAGAACAACGATTATGAAACGCTACAACTTAAGCAAGATAATGAAAGAAGCCCATCAGATAAAGAAGTACATGAAACTGTATTCTCTCACTCATGGAGTAAAGAATTGGGCGGACTGCCTTAAACTTGCTTGGGCTAACGAAAAGAAGCGTGCGTCTAATGAAGAGGCGATAAACGCAGGAAAAGAAGCGATGGAAGCTTCTTTAGCCGAACCTGCAAGACGCAGCGCTTATGATGATTTGTCAATCCCGGCATCCGCCTACTACAATCCGTACAGCTACGGGCGTTTCGGTTCTCATTACGTAGGTGATTAACTTAATACATTATACTATGGAAGAAAACAGACAACTTGTAGGCAATATTTGCGCCTCTATTGAAGAACTTAGTAATGTGATAGTAGATAACGTAGCTGCATCACACAAAGATTATGAAATAATGATAGCCGCTCTGGATGAGGCTATAAAGAAAGCCAAAAGCAATAATATAATTACACAATTGTTTGTAGGTGCAAATTAATAGCGTACAGTCATAATTATATTCACATTAATGTCTAAATAAACAATTATTATGGAAAGAAACATCACATCTGCTGAGGTGCGGTATGACCTTAGCCCTATTAGCGAATTATTCAAAGACTGCATATCTCCCGAAGAATTACGGGAAGAACTCATAGAACTGGCGTTTGATTACATGCAGTATATAGATGATGGAAAAATAGACTATTTCAAATCAAAAATGAGCGCCTTGTACATACTTTGCGATGCCTTAAAGGAGATAAAAATAATTGCCGCATAAATAGATAGCGTAAGATGCACGTTGAGGTTTCGACCAACGTTCATGTTATGATGCCCCGCCGGCAATACGGCTGGCGGGTGTGGCAAATAAAATAGAACTGATAGTACTAACACATAAAATGAATGAACATGAAAACAAGAGAAGTATTAATTGATGCAAACAACCTTTATGTACAGGGCTTAATCAAAGTGATTAACGACTTTATGCTTGAAGAAGCAAGCGGTTATATTTATACAGAGTCCAGATTAAAGAACAAGATAGAAAAGTTAAAAGCTGTATTTCCTGAAGAACGTAAACGAATGGCGATAGCTGGTAGCGCTCCAATATTTGGAGACCCAACCACAGGCTTGTATAAGCTGATATTTAAAAATTGACACACGATTATCAAAAGGCATTCGCTCCTACCGTAAATAAATACAAAGACATGGAAACGAATTTATCGGCTTTTGAAATTTTGGGTGATAGCATGGATGACGGTACACGCCGTAGCTTTGCCCCCGGAGATAAATTAATTGTTGAACCTTTTAATATCAATGATTTCAAAGATAGCATAGGCAGTGATTTAGGCAGTTTTTGGGTAATTCAGGTCGGAACCTGCATTTTAGTAAGACAGATTGTAGAGTATGCCAATGATACGATAAAATGCCATTCCTTAAACCCTAACGGGCAATATCCTGATGTTCTTATCAAGATTGAAGATATAACTAAGATATATAGGGTTATCCAGAAACAAGAAAAAGCTGTTCATTATGGACTATGATGTAGGAGTATTGTACATCATAGTCCAAACTAAAAAATTTTAGTTTGACTAATTTAAGCAACGCCCGAAGCTGTAAGAGGGCAACTAAATATACCAGCATGAACGAAGATAGAGTTTTGATAATGGCAAAAAGTACGCTAAAGCTGGCGAACATCATCCGTTACGAGGGCGGACACAAGATTATAGATGTAAGCCTATTGCGTACAATCCCAGATAGCGAACTTATGAGGTATCGCAATGTAGGCAAAGCCACGATTGAGAAGATACAGGAAATAAGAAAGTCGCTTGATTGGCTATAATACGAAAACGCAAAGAGAGGGAGTTTCAGAGATGAGGTTCCCTTTCTTAATATCACAAATTAGGTGGTTACGGCTATTTTCTTATTAATAATCTCATTATCAACGTTTAATATAGGATGTAACCTGTAACCACGTAACCTCTTAGTATTTTTAAGAAGTCCAATACCATAACGAATTAGGTTGACGAGAAAAATGTGATATTACACTGATAAACAACGTATTATATCATAGTCAACCGTCAACCTGTCAACCAATACTATAATTTTATGTGTTGCGCTTTGTTTTGATTTAATACATTGTGTATCAGTTTAAAGTGCGACCGCAACCGCCCCCGCAACATAGTGTGCAATCATTGACAGTATAACAACTAATGAGATACGAAACAATATCTCTCAAGATGTTCACCAACATTTCTACAACCTTGATGCCTTTACAGGAGAAATAAACACGCATATCAAAGGAAAAGATTATCTTTGCCATTATTAGCGGTTTATTTATGGTTGCTTATTGTTAAAAAGCACACACTTAGACCATATTTGTACCACTATATTCTAAAATACTGATAATCAATAACAGTTACACTTTGCATCGAACCAACTGATTATAAATGAGTTAAATTGATTGTAATCGATTGATATGGCGCTCTTTACGGGGCGCCTTTTTTGTTGCTCTACTGTCAATATTAGTCATTTATAAGCTTTGCACATCATCTTTTTGTACCGTTTTTGTACCACGAAGCAAAATTCCGGCATTTTACGCTGGACAGATTGTGGAGAAAGTTGACTATGGTTTACTAAAATTTACGATAGTTGACACATAACGGGAGAAATAAAGCGAAATAAACATTTAAAATTTGAGTAATATGCCAGCAAGTAACACTAAAATTAAAAAGATTTGCGAATGGTGTGGAACACGATTCGAAGCACAAAAAATAAGTACAAAGTACTGCTCTCACAGGTGTGCAAATTTAGCTTACAAAAAAAGAGAAAGAGAGAAAAACATTAAGGCTACTGAAGAGAATACTCAAAATAGGATTGAGGAACTACCTATCATCACAATTAAGGATAAAGAGTTTCTATCTTTCTCAGAGGTTGGAATTCTTTTAGGAATTACCAGACAAGCAGTCTATAAGATGGTCTATAAAGGATACCTTCAAGCTTCAAAGATTAGCAGCAGATTATCTTTCGTCAAACGCTCTGATATAGATGAGATGTTAAAACGGCATCCTTATGAATTTAGAATGCCCAAGGACACTCTACCTATCAAAGAATTTTATACTACAGCCGAAATAATGAAAAAATTCAATGTAAGTGAATCATGGATTTTTGTTATGTCTAAGAAGAATAAAATTCCAAAGACATTCAACCGTGGTAAGACTTACTGGAGTAAAAAGCATGTTGATGCATATTTTTCCTCGAAGGCTCCAGATGCAGACATTACAGAATGGTATAGTGTGCAAGAAGTACAGGACAAATTTCAAATGAGCCTTAACGCTATATACTCTTTTGTTTATAAAAATGCCATTCCGAAAAAGAAGGTTGGTATTACCGTATATTATTCAAAAAAGCACTTTGATATAGCAAAGGGAATACGTCAGGCTGAAGAACCCAAATACTACACTGTTCAAGAAGTGATGGAAAAATTCAAAATAACAAGAGACCAGCTATACCATTATACCAAGTATCATCAAATTCCCAAGATTAAGAAGGGAAAGTATACTCTTATATCCAAACCTGAGCTCGATAATTTGTTCGAAGATCCTATCATTGAATAATCCTGGTATAAGTTATTTTCCGGTGTGAGTATTCACCAAGAAAACACCAGTTTAATTTGTACCGATAATAATAATTTATCAACCAAAAACATTAATCTTATGGCACTTACATGTACTAACGTAACATTGAGACAAAGAGTTATCAGTAACGGCAGAATTTCTCTCTACCTGGACTATTATCCGGCTATTCGCAATCCGTACACAATGAAAATGAGTCGCAGGGAATATCTTGGCATTTATATCTATGCCCGTCCTAAAAATGAGATTGAACGTGATTTCAACAATGAGATGCTGAGTAAGGCTGAAGCCATTCGTTGTATCAGAGTACAGGCAATCGTCAATGAAGAATTTGGATTTCTTGACAAGCACAAAATGAAAGCTGACTTCCTTGCCTATTTTCGTGAAAAAGCAAAACTGAAGTATCACAAATGGGACTGCGTTTACCAGCATTTTGAAAAGTTTGTAAACGGCTATTGCACTTTCGGCGATGTAACGGTGGAGCTTTGCCAGAAGTTTAGGCAGTATCTACTGAACTGTAAACAGATCCGTCACCCTAATATCAGTGTTTCGAGGAATTCGGCAGCTGGCTATTTTTCAACTTTCCGTGCATTACTGAAAATAGCTTATCAAGAGAAGATGCTACGTGAAAATCTGAATGACTTCATAGACAAGATTGAATGGAAAGAAGTCAAAAAGCAGTATCTCACATTAGCAGAAGTTAAGAAACTGGCCGCTACACCATGCAAGATTCCTGTACTGAAACAAGCTTCATTATTCTCCTATATGACCGGTCTTCGTATCAGCGATATTTTACAGCTTACATGGGATAATATTGAAGTCGGCCCTGACAATGGTTATTACATCAGAATTTGTACGGAAAAAACAGAAACGGAAGCCACTCTCCCCATCAGCAACGAAGCTTTGGAACTATGTGGTATTCCTGGTTCAGGCCGAGTATTTAAAGGACTGACTAGAGCAATGACGAATCAGCCTCTCAAGCAATGGATTTCGGAAGCCGGAATAAAAAAACACATAACCTTCCACTGCTTCCGTCATTCGTACGCCGTCATACAAATCTCTTTAGGCACAGATATTTATACAGTATCGAAAATGCTTACTCACAAAAATGTTTCGACCACACAGATTTATGCTGATTTGGTCAATTCGAAAAAGCGAGAGACGGCAAATAAAATTTCGTTGAAATAATATAACTCTTATCTTACCTACTAACAGGTTATATCTGACAAATCTATCGGATATGACCTGTTTTTATGTTTGCTTTATCTGACAGAATCGCTATCTTTGAAGAAAATTGAGTCTTTAAATGAATAACTACAGCTATGATAAAAATATATGGAATGGAAACTTGTCCAGATTGTACGTATGTAGAAGAGCAAGTAAAAGGTAATAACCAATATGAAGTCATCGATATTGGTCAACACGTAAGAGATTTGAAAGCATTCTTGAGACTAAGAGATCATCATCCGGCCTTTAATGAAGCCAAAAGTGTTGGAGCCGTTGGAATTCCTTGCTTTGTATTGGAAGACGGTACGGTTACTTTGAATCCAGAAGATGCCGGATTACGTTCACGTCCTATCAATGAAGGAGCAACATGTAATATTGACGGAAGCGGTTGTTGATTATGGCACAGAAAATTCTTTTCCTTCACGGTTTCTTTGCATCAGGTACATGTATCCCAGCTCTTGCCTTGAAAGAATATTTTAGCGGTAAGGCAACAGTCTTGAGTCCAGATTTACCTCTGCATCCACAGGAAGCTCTCGACTTTATCCAAAGATTGTGCGACCAAGAACAGCCTGATATATTGGTAGGAAACAGTAATGGCTCGTTTTTGGTACAGATAGTAGCATCTAAAAACAATATCCCTGCTTTACTCGGAAATCCCCATTTCGAAATGACACGCTTCCTGATGGAACGTATTGGTTCGCATGAATACAAATCTCCACGAGCTAACGGAAACCAGCAGCTTGTCATTAACCAAACATTGATTGATGAATTCGCAGAACTTCAACAGCATCAATGGGATAATTGTCGGGTAGCTAACCAAGAAAATATATGGGGGATATTTGGTGAGAATGACCATCTGGCACACTTTGAGCCTTTATTTTTAATGCATTATAAATATTCATACCACTTTCCTGACGGTCATACTCCAACAGCTGAAGAAGTACAAAAATATCATGCGCCATTAGCGGAACAATTATTGGAATTATAGCATAACTTATCATATAATATAGAAAGGATACCATGTTTATTATATGATATGTAATAGTCAAGACTTGTTCTGACATTTGTTTTACTATCGGACAAAAAAACTGTCAGATGTTTGTTGCGAAGTTACACAAGTTTCATCATCCTCACAACCGAATGAGATTTTATCCTGCTCATTCGGTTTTATCATTTCCTGATTTTGCAGTTGATACTTTCTTGCCACAGCGATTCCTTCGATAAAAGTTTGCATGGGCGTTTTCCCGAAACAGTACTTTCCAGAGTGTGTTCTTTGGGTATTGTAGGAGTTCATCCACATATCAAGGTCTGCTTGTATAATCCGCAAATCCAAATTTCCGCAGAATCCGAAACGAAGCGTTCGATTTTCAGGGAAAAGGACAAAACGAAGCGTTCAAAAAAGGAAAGCGCGCAACACTCAAAAAGCCGAAACAAAAGTTTTGTAATGACCTCTGTTTCGGCTTTATAATTTCATAAAAAATGGCTTTATAACGGCATTAAAATAAGGCTCAAAAGTTTGGCCTTCTACTTGAAAAATTGTATCTTTGTTCAGTGCTAAGCAGCTGTTTTATGAACTAATTTTTCCTGTTTCTTATACAGCATCATGTCTGTATATTCGGCAGAATAATTCATGTGGGCATTGAATTCCTTTTTTGTACAACCCTCAAAAGGATTGCCAATGGTTTTGTTTGCTCCAATCCATTCACACAGTTCAAGTATGGAGGATTTATTGGATGTGAAATAAACGAAGGAATGCTTTTCGAGTATCTTTAAAACATCCAAATAATCAGACAAGCGCCAATACATATTGTACGTACCAACATCAGTGGAAAGATAAGGCGGATCAATTAAAAAGACGACTCCGGGAACATCCTTATATTGGTTGAATACTGCTTTGTAGTCGCATGATACAATTTCAAGCCCTTTTAAGTAGTCAGAAGACTCCGGATAACCGGTCTTGCGAATGTTGTTATAAAGGACTTCCTTGCGCATTTCGGCTACAGACAATTTATACTTCATGGAGAACATAAGTGAGGATGATAAGGTTATAAAATCCACGTACCCAACATTTAGTTCTTCTTCCTCGATACGTTTAAAAATGCGTTCTCTAAGTTCCCCTTTAATTGGTTTATGTTTGGGTATCGAATTACCCACCAGCTCCCTAATATCGGCAAGCAGTTTATTTGTCTGTGGGATATTTTTCAGTCTGAACCGGTAGTTGTCGAAGTCATTGTAGACAACAGTAGCATCGGGCTTGCTTCTTTTGGCTATATGCGAAAGAAGTCCGGAACCGCCAAACAAGTCCACAAACACGGTATCTTCAGGGAACTGTTCCAAAACTTTAATAAACTCTTTAGCAAACATTCTTTTTTGGCCTACAAATGGCAGTGGTGCAGATAAATTCATATTCTTCATACGTTCAAGTCAAATTTAATGTTTTCAACTCCGGATAACAGTTCCAGAGTCCGGTCAATGTTATTTTCATATATATGCACATTTCCAAGGTCAAGGGTTATGGACTTCAGGGGAAGCTCCACCTGCCTTGCCATCAGATAAAGATGATAAATATCAGCCGGAAGCCCAAGGTTCGCATCAGAACTACGCTGATATGCAGATAGCACCAATTCTCCCTCATCAATTTGGAACTGCACAAGACTCAGGCAGGGTGCCTGGTTGCTTTCCACCCCGGTTTCTCCAAGAAACAGGACATAATTCTTGCTGTTGCGCTTTTCCCGGTTAATCCTGGTTATGAGGGGTGGAAGCTTTTCAAAGTAAGTTGGATAGCTGTTTACAAGGGTATGGCCGCAATAATCCCACCAGGTAATCCCTGCCTCTTTGTATTTTTCCACATCCCGGACTCCTTGCATAAACAGTTTCAATTCCTCTTTCAGCTTTTTCCTGGCTATCCCGTGGCTTTCAAATATGTCAAGTAAATCAGCCGGGGTCAGTATGAGCCTTTCGTTCAATAAATACTTGATACGACCTTTCTTGTTGGTTTGAATTTTACCCGTTTGAAGTATCTTGTCTAATATCTGATAATACTTATTCATGAACTTTATTTTTGGTTGTGCAAAGGTAGCTCAACCAAACAACACAAGGTATCTTCAATACATTAATCATACTGCACCGAGTGTACAGTGCTTTCCAAACCGCTTGATAATATCATACACCTTGCGTTCACTTACCGAATATTTATGTGCCAAAAATGCCACTGTATAAGTGGTCTTTTCACCTTGTTTTTTCATGACCTCATACTCCGTATATAAGTCTATGAATCGAAGGTCATCCTGCTTGCCGCCCAAATTTATAAGCATTTCAAGCGGTTCTCTGTTAAATTTAAGTGCTTCAAATAATGTCATATCCAATCATTTTTGTACATTTGCAATGCCAATCACATATTTGCATAAAAAACGCTGCAACCGCAGTAGAGGGCATTTACCCCCGGCTGTGCGGTTGTAGCGCGTATGCGTAAGTATGTGATTGGCGTCTATACTTAACTTAACAGACCGGGGGCTTTTTAAACTTTCCTGGATCTTTTAATACAACTGTTTATTTAGTTTTATTATCTACAAAAGTATAATATTTTATTCCTAATGTTATACCTTTCAAAAATAAAAGTAGAATATCAGTAGATTCCATACATTCTACCCACATTCTACCGGGCGTCTAAAATCAGGTGTGTTTTTCTCCTTTTTATAGCCTTCAAATCCCGAATAATCGTATTAGAAAGAATCTCTGAATACACCTCCGTAGTTCTGACAGAAGTATGACCAAGTAGCTTTTGGACGGTGGTAATCGGAACGCCCTGGTGAACAAGCAGGGTCGCACAAGTATGACGGAAGCAATGATAGGTTATGTGCTTCTTTATCCGGGCTAAAGAAGCTATCTGTACAAGGCATTTGTTCACCTCGGAATTACTCCCAAAATTGGAAAAATCTTCAATATTATAGCGGTCTAAGATAGCCAGCGCTTTCCCCTCAAAAAGCAAATGTAGCGGAAGCCTTATTTCTACGCCGGTCTTGATTGACTTGAAGTGTAGCCACTTTTTACCGTTTATCTTGATAAAATTGGATGCAGTGAGCTGGCAGAAGTCTGAAAAACGAAGACCAACATAACAACAGAACAGGAACGCATCCAACACATGACGGAGCTTCTTATCTTCTACATTCAGGTTCTCCAGCTTCCGCAGTTCGTCCGGAGTAAGGAACTCATGCCGTCCCCTCTCCTGTTTTATTTTGTATTTGCGAAATGGATAAGCATCCGCATGGATATATCCCTGATTAATCGCTTCATTGACCAAGGTACGCAGCTGGCGAAGGTGCTTGGCTATCGTATTCACGCTATTGCCTTTTTCACGCAGGTAGGCTTCGAACTCCTTGAGGAAAGTATAAGTGATGTCCTTGAAGTCCAGTCCAGGGCGAAATTCTTGAAGTACGGTTATCGTTGTCATCAGGTTCTCTTTGGTACTTCTTTTACGGTCGGATTCCTGCACATAGATTTTGGCAAATACGGGGAAAGTGACATTGACCGGCTTGTCTTTCTTTATCGCATCTTTAAGTAGTGATAGCGTTACAGGAATGCCGCGCTTCCATAAGGATAACTCAATCGCTTGCAGGTGTAGGACAAACTCAAACAGCATCGAATTGAGGTCATGAGCCTGTGGGTGATTATCAACCTGGGCATTGCGACTGTTCCAATGTTCCGGCTTGAGATACAAATTTGTACGGAAATAAACTTTCCTTTGATTGAGCAAGGCTTCTACTTGCACTAAGGCCGTTCCCTGTTTGTTTAGCTGTTTCTTTCGATTATACACTAAGCGGTATTTTATTTTATCCATTTTTAAGCCAAATGTACTTTTTTGGACGAGAAGCTGCAAACCGATGTGGGAGAACTGATACCAGTGGCTACCTTTCAAAAGAGTGGACTTTGGGATAAGAAAATGGTTCCGGTTTGGATGAATGCAAAATGCTTATTAATGACTGTAAGTCAAGAGTGTGTTGTCAACTTCTTAGTCTCAACCCGGCACACTTATGTAGCCCAGAATACGCTTGCTGTTGTACAGGTTATGTATGGCGTAGATGATACATATATTTCGGTTCGCTATCACTACTTAATCCCTAAAAGTCATGAGCTGATTCTCCTTAATTTAAAGTATAAGAAAACAGAAGATAACCGCTTGAATATCTATATTGAAAGCAATGACCCGGTAGTTTCAATCCTATCTGCATCAGATTTCTCGAGACTGGAATTAAAGAATGAAATAATTACTGAATTACCCCAGGATGCAATAGATGCTGTTGAAGTATGATTTGGTTACTTTGGTCGGGAATATAACTTCCCGGCCAAAATAATTGATTAAATGCTTTGCTGATTGAATGTAAAATTGTTCCATGAGGACCAAGGCCCATTATTCCAACTTACCCGTATACAAATTGTTTTTCCCTGTAAATCAATACCTGTTTGAATAGTTAAAGTCTTAGTATTAAATACAAGTAATCCACCGTAATTGAATGGCATAGTGGTAGAATTCCCCACATCATACATTCCACTTGTACGTATGTCATCGGGGGACATTTCTCCTTGAATTATATCACGCTGCATAAACGGGAAAAGTCCTAAAGATGTGAACAGTTCTCCCACATCGGTTTTGAAGACGTGGGAGAACTATTACCGATTGCGACCCCAAGCAAGAACGGTTTAGTCGATAAAGAAATGGCACCATCAAGCGTTGAAAATGGAGTTCTAAAAGTCAATCTTATTTCAGAGTATGGAACTCCTACATTTTTAATTTCAATATATAGTGCAGCAAGTATAGGAATTTTTCTTCTTGCTGCACAAACCTACAATCAAAAACTTGGAGGAAAATGTGTGTGTATCGGAGAAAATAATCTTTCCATATATGTTGGTACTAAGAATATATACATAGAACCTCATGAATATAGTAATATGAACGTTTGTATTATTCCTTTATCAGACCATTCTGGAGTTGAAAGCGTTGAAAAAATGGAGTTTGAAGACTTAGATGCAATCAAAGATAAGTTGACAAAAATTGTTCCTATTGCATTGGGGTAATAGATTAGTAGAAGGTTAATACCCTTCTACTAATTCTGTTTTACATTGCCTACAGAGTATCAACATCTACCGCTTGTGTGCACCCTTCAGGAAGGGACTCCTGCTTTTGCAAGTTGAAATAAAAGTCTTTTGCCATGTGGCTATAGCTCAATATAGACACAGTTATATTCGCTGGTGCATCAACATACACATTAATGCCTTTCTCGTTATATTTGGCGTAAAATTTGGCTTCCTGGGTCCCTTTTATTAAGGATTTGTAGTTTGCCTTAAAATTCTCGTCACCGGTTCCTATTATCTGTAGTAAAGAAACACCACTTTGTTTGAAAGATGTATGATTCACTGAAATGAGGAAAGTGCATAAGAAGTTATTATTGGGCAGTGTTCCAATGCACCATATTCCGCCACTATTTGAGAAATTAGGTATCAAATTATACTTCTGCAATCCGTTTTTCTGAGAAGTAGCGATACCAATCAGTTCTCCCACACCGGTGTTGAAGGCGTGGGAGAACTGCTCGATGGTGGAGCTATCAAACAGAAGCGGTCTGACCTCAAAGATGCCGACCAATATACAACACCAGGAACATACTTCGTAAACCTATGGGGCGGAGTGTGGCAAAATATGCCGACTAACGACTGTTTTGGTCTATTTGAAGTACGTTCCTATGACGGTTATATAACGCAGCGGCTTTCGGCCGGCAACGGAAAGGTATTTGTTCGTGTAAAAGAAGGTGAAAAACCATTCAAGCCGTGGCCAACTGTCGCACAATAGCCCCCGTTATAGCTTCTCCGTTATCTCCGTGAAGCTATCGTCGATGATGTCCGGTGTTCCGACCAATTGGACACCGTGAGGCGATAAAATATACGCATGATTAGGTAACTCGTTATTGAATGTAAATGATACGAATAGGTCACGTCCTTTTATGTAGTATTTTACTTGAAGCGGCTTTTTTAAAATTCTTTTTAAGGAAGCCGCCAAACCTGTATCTGGTATGTATATAAATGATAAAAAGTCCATGCACGTATCAGCAGAATCATTGCATAAGACCGCTATCGGGGCACGATACCAGTCAGCCACATTGTCTGCAATCTTATATACGGCTTCGTAAGCATTTACAAAATGAGGATATACCTTGAACAAATCCGGAGATAACAACCCCGCTTTTTCAATAGTAGTTGTACCAATCAGTTCTCCCACGTCGATTTATGGATGTGGGAGAACTGATGGAAAAATATGTGAACTTAGAAACGTTTAAGGATTTTGACGATAAACTATTTAGTGCTCAAAATATGACTACTATTTACACATTTGCAGACCTCACCGATTACGACCCTAAAATTCATCCTTTTACTCGCGGATGCCTTGAAGTCTTTCGATATGGAAATCATTCAACATTGCAGCGCGTAACAGACTATAAAGGTAAAATATTCGTGAGAGCTATTAATGCCGGTAGCAGCACATGGAGTCAATGGGTGCAGGTTTAAAATAGAGGCTTAGCAGGAACCTTCCCTGCTAAGCCTATTACTTTGTTAAGAAACAACCAAATCTTTTAATGCTGAAATATCGAGCGTGTCGAGTGCTATGATGTCGGTGTTTTCATTCTCAAGACAACAGTGTTGCTTGAATAGTCTGTATCCGCCCATCTTTTCGCCTTCTGCTTCCACCAGATAAATGTGAATAGACTTATCCGGTTTCTGTTCCCATTTAAGTTGAAGGCTTTTAGGGAGATTTCCATACAAAGACTTGGCAATACATCGTCCTTCACTGTTCGATTTGTTTGAGCCATGAATAATTAAAACGGCATCTCCATCAGCGATTCCCGTCCCGGAAATCATTAATAAGAACATAAAAGTGTTCCAATCAGCAGGTAAAGAATGATGCAATTCTATATAGGTTTTGTTGCGGATATAGAGCGTAGAAGGTGCTGTCTGTTTGCTGAGTAAACCGTTTTGGGTAGCATTCGCAATCGGTAACAGTTCTCCCACGTCTTCAAAACCGATGTGGGAGAACTGATGCCAGTTGTAACTCCTGAGAAAGACGGATTAAGTAATTCCAAGTTTGCAACAACAAAGATAAAATCAGAAGGCAAACGTAGCGTATTACTATACCGTTCATCATCTTCCCAATGGGCTCCTTTTGCTATCAGAGTATCATGTATATCCACAGGTGAACCATTAAGTGATTTTTGCGTTTACATTGCTGGTAATACTATGGAATTACAAGATTCTACAAAAGTATATGTCAAATACCTATATGGACAACCCAATAGCGATACATACCTAAAAATGAAATACGAAACTGACCATAGAATATCCATATACTTGACCTCGGACAATTCATTAGGTGATAGAACTATTGTCAGAGAACTGATAGTTAGAGATTCAATGTACGATATGGCTACACAAGATGATGAAATTACCGGACTGGCAGATTGCACTATTGTGCAATAGGTTTTATCTCCTTGTATGATTCGTCTATGAAACCAATATCTTTAATTATATCGCATTGGGTACTGCAATCGTATTTAAAGTAAACAGATTGCCCTTGTACTACAGTGAATACTACGTAAACATCCCAATTCTTATAAACCACTTTTATATCGGTAAACCCGGATGGTATGGAATAAAACTCTCCGACTATTCCATCGGAAGGTACTTTGTTTGCGTAGGTTGCCAATCGAACCCCTACGTTGTAGAAATTATGGCTGCCAATGATATTGAGACTTACTCCGTTCCATTGGACTTGATGGGTATAATGGATTGCAAAAGAGTTTGTAACACGTAATTTTTTCCATAACAGTTCTCCCACAACTTGCGCCAGGTCCTCTTTATTGATTAAAATCGGATTGCCGTTCTTATCCAAAGCACGTACATAATTTATCTCTTTTTTCTGGGGAAGTGCGCTTTCGACTTCCTTCATCGTTTTTATAGCTCCCATAATTATTTGATTTTAAATTGAACATTGTTTTAATCCTTTTTGAACACCACATCCTGAATCTTCCAGTTCCAGGTCTTATCATCCTTCTTTCCGCTATTATGGAAATTCAAGGCTGACTTAATGATGTTCTCCTTCAAATCGTTTTTCTTGAACTCGACTTCCGCCTTCTGCGGAAATTCCTTTACCTGCGCGGTATCTACTGAGATCACCAGCGCAACCAATAATGTGTCTAACATAATCCTTTTTATTACATTAATAATCGAATACCAATCTCCTTAATACGCTGCCGACCGCTATGCCGGCAGCATCCGCAAGTATGTCCAGCCAGTCCCATCCCGAACCGACCTTACAGTTCTTCCTATACATCCAGTCAGCGGCTTCTTTCGTCACGCCTGCCGTAACGGCACAGAGTTCACCCGCTGTCAGCGTGATGGCAAGGCATGCAAGAAAATGCAGCAGCTTGTCGTTGAGTTTTAAAAGCATATCCAACATAACCATTATCCACAGTAAAAATGAATCCAATGACTACCGTCAAAAACGAAAAAGCAGGATATTTGATTGATTGAAGAAGCGTTCGTTGTGCCTCTGTTATTGGCATTCATCAGGGGACCTTTTACCCAAACATTCCGGTTCAACTGGTTCTTCAAATATACAATCCGGCCCGTAACAGCCGAACTTGGAAGAAACAGGGTAGGGTCAAAACTTAGATCCGGTCCTCCATATATGATAATATCATCGGTATCACTGACCGTATAGCTCGGTGGGGCAGACATCATGCTGCTGCCTAAATTGCGGACATTCGCTGCTAATCCGGAAACCCGTAATCTGCTTATTCTGACCGATTCACCGCTCCTGGCATTCAAATCTACATTACCCAATGCTTCTATCGCGCAAGTATCATATCCGGCCTGGGCCATCACTCTTACACCGGTTGAATGGTCACCGTAGGCATCCAAACTGAGTGCCGTAATCCCATCTCCACGAATGCGGCACATTGCCCCGGACGAGACATTCACTTCAAAAAATTTCCCGCCATCCTTGCCTATCCTCAATGTCGCGGTCGGATTTTCCTTTTCGTTTTCAAGTCCTCTGTTGGTTATCTTGAATGCACCGATATAACCTTCGGTTGCGGTAACACTGCCTGTAAACTCCCCGTCTGCGCCATCCAGATGCTTCACCTTCAGATTATCCACGTCGATAAGGTCTGCGTCTATCTTCCTGGCGAGTAAAAGCTGTGTACCCAGTAGCGGGTATTCCTGGATGGATTTCCAGGAAGTAGTGTCCGGGTTCTGGGCCACATCGTCGAACGGGTGCATCTCGCTGTTTCCGGCCACCGGATTCATCCACATGAATACAAACCCCTTCTCCTTATCCAGGAAATATTCCCCGTTCTTATACTTGAACGGCAGCGGTTTCCAGTCACCATCGACCGGGAAGGGGGACGGGTTCTGCCGAACAATGCTGGCCCTCTTCTGAGCAAGAAGGGTCTCGCGGGCACTATCACGGTACGCTTCCACGATAATAGAATCCGCATTGCCCCACTTGTCAGACGGAAGGTAGTATTCCCATTCGGACGATGCACCGGGGGAATCCGCCGTACCGAGGTCCTTGCCTGCCGACTGGACATGCAGCCGCCAGAATACATCCAGAAGGGCCGCATCAGCCCCGCTGCGGTGCAGGGCTTTCAGCTTCAGCGGTGTAAGCTGCACATTGTTACAATCCACAGAGATGGCAGCCGGCTGGCACTCGATGTCAACGTATTCCACCGGGTCAGGCTCGCTGACAGCCACGACACTCAAAACCGCTGTCACCATCATAGCTCAATAGGATTAGTGTTCGTTGCGATTACTCTGAACGTCTTGGCCCGCGCCGCATCCGTATAGGTCAGTGCGATGTCCTTGCCCTGGAACTTGTTGCTGTCCTTTCCCGACAGTGTGAACGGATTGTTCTCGCCATCGAATGTGGCGAAGTCCCAGCTTGCCACCGCCACTTCCTCTCCAGACTGGCGTTTATAGGCATACGGCGTCAGCGTTCCCGTCTCTCCAGGATATATCTGCCCGTCAGAAGCAAGCCCCTTGACCTTGAATGCCGCCAGTATAGGGTCACTAAGGTCGAACACGGTAATGAAGCCCTTGGCAATGACTTTCGCATTCTGCACAGCCTCACAACTTACCACCAGCGAACCGTCAATATCATTCGCGGCAATGTTCTGGGTTCCCTGTGTACCAAGGTTGGCCTCTCCCGATGGCAGTTGCTTCTTCCATTGCAACGTGATATTCCCCAAATCGTTGATAAGGTCTCCACCACTGTACAGCGATGCCTTCAACGTCAGCACTTCGGACGGATTGATTATCTGCGTACCCTTGTCAGAAGTAATGAACAACTCATACTGTTTACCGGATGATTCCTGGATGACAACATCCGTCGCAAGTTCGTTGAACGAGACCGTATGCCCGCCGATTTCAACTTCACCGGAAACGGTTATGCGGTCATTGTCATATCCGGAAATGGGCACGAGGTTCTTCATGACGCGAAGTCCGGTCATGGGATAGGACTGCGAGTCCACACTTACATTGTACCCGGTTACGCGTTTGAAAGTACCGGCAAACTGTTCCGTATTGCACAGCCCATCCTCCCCGAATGCAAGTTCGGTACCGTTGTACTTGAAAACAAGCCTGGAAGGGATGAGGATGCGCCCGCTGCTCACGTCACGTAACACGACAATGACAATAGGGCGTTTGTCCTCCGCCAACGCTTCAAAGTCCGGCGTATACTTGTCACTTCCCTTTGTCCATGCCTGGATAAGCGGACCATTGTCTACGCGTACATACCCGTTGACGGTTGTCCCGTTGCTCACCGCCACGATAGCCAGTGAAGCGGTCACTTGATTCTGGTTCATCGCTGGCCTCCTTTCCTTTTTCCGTCAGTCTTTGCCCCGGCCGGTTGTTCCGGACCGGTCACGCTGCCTTCACCCTCTTCCGACGCCCCGCTGTCGCTGTCCGGATTCGGCTCCTGGCTGAAACCGGGGTCTATTTCCTCTTCCTCTTCGGGTGTCACGCTGAAACCGGGGTCGATGTCCTCCGTACCCTGCATCGCTTCCTGCTGTTTCTCTATCAGTTCCTTTAACTCACGTGCCGAACCGATGATGTCGATGTCAAGAAGAGTACCCACATTCCGCATCTCACTGATAGGGATGTACACCCTGCCATCCGGAAGGGTATTCATTATCCCAAAGAATTTGCCTTCGAGCTTTGCCTTTTCTACAATTACGTACATATTGATTAAAGTTTAAAGTTGTTACTCAATTATTCATATACCGGACCCGTGGCAATGAATACCGTCTGTCCGTCAATCTGTGAGGAGATAACGGCACCTTCCTCGTCTCCCATCAGGGACTCACCTGTGAGAAGCCCCACTTCCGCCCACACCTGGAAGATATGTCCTGCCGGAAAACCCTTGTCCGCCGGAATGAACTCCAGTGTCCGCCCGCCGGTTGCCAGCACCTTCTCCGGCTCGCCCGGCTTCGCACTCTGGCCTTTCCATGTGATGCGGAAAAGGTCATCGTACTCTATACCGTACTCGCGGCGGTTGTCGAAGATGCGTACCTCATAGGCGCTCGGCTGCTTCATATCATCGGAAAGGGTAAAACCTTTTGTCTGGATAATTTCGCAATTTAGGGAAACGGCCATCTCCGTCTTTACCTCAATAACCTTTTCCAGCCGCCCGTCCGTAGGGGCCTGTGGCCTGCTGCCCGCATATTCACAGGCGCGGCAACGGAAACTTGCACCGGTGACATACTTCGCCTGATACATCAGCTTTCTTGTATATACACCGTTCCCGTTATGGCAGACGATGCCGGGGTCGTCCGGCGTAACCGGGCGGTATGCTCCGTCTTCAAGAATGTCCCAGAAGTATGCGGCATGTTCATCATCCACGGGTTCGGTCCCTGTATAGAGCTGCGGTTCTATCTCCCTGTCCCAATAGCCGGAACGGTCGGTCAGACGAAGCGGGTCGGTCACCATCACGGAATCACCCTTCAGGCGCAACGAATACGCCTTGTTGTCATAAAGGTGCGCATAGGACTTCACGCTCCGTTCACAGCGGACCTCGCGGTTCGTACGAGGGTCCGTGAATATCGCGATGCCGAAATACTCCACCGGCTTCTCCGGCGGCGTGTTCTTCCGGATGGTAAGCGCGTATTTGGGCACACCACCGCTGCCGTCTGAAATGCTGTAATACTCGCCCTCGACGATGCGGTTGGCCGACTTGTCACGGGGCGCACCTTCGAACCACTCCACCCCCGTGAGTTCCATTTCACCGAATACCGTCTTCTCGTCGAACGCCGATACCTTCGGTACGATGACCAGCGGTGTCAGGGTCCGGTCGGGGCTGTATTCCCGCAACTGTTTGTCATAGGTCTGCACGGGACTGCCCGACAATACTATTATCTCTCCCTGGATGGAAAGGGGACTCACATAAATACGCCCCTGCTGTTTGTTACTCTTTATTCCCATAGTTATAATATGTCAAAACCAAATCTCTGTTCTATCTGCTGCATTTCCCCTTCAACCGGAATGAATACCCGGCAAATGAAGGCAACGGACCTGCTTACAAAGCCGAAGTCTGAACCGACCCCGTGCTGGTTCCCGTTGTCGATATGGATGGCAAGCCTGTTTCCGTCCACGTACTCAGGCGTCCAGAGGTTGTCTGCCGGAACATTGCCGCTGTCACGGAACCATTCCACTTCGGTGGCACCGTCCGCCATCACATCATCCGTTATATCAATTGTACCATAGAAAACGCGTCCGGAAATCACCTCATCCACACCGCCTATGACGAATGCCTCCCCGCCTGAAATGGAGAGTTGGAGCGAATACCTGCTGTCGCCCTCAAGGAGCCCCCATGACGGAGAGTTCCATTTCGGTTCGTCGGTTGTCTTGTCCTTCAGACACCCCCACTTGCAGCCAAGGTGGTAGACCGTATGCTGTTCCAGCAGGGTATATTCGCTGCCGGAAGGCTTTGCCAGCTCGTATTGCACAAAACGGTAAGGAGCACCGCTCTGGGCCGTTTCCAGAGACCAGATACCCCGGTCTACCTTGTTGGGTATGACATCGCCGTTGTGGTCGAGTTGGTAGAATTTCTCGGCAATGACTGTCTGTGCCATGACGCCTGTCTCATTCTCGGAAATCGGCAGCTTTTCAAGTGCCTTGGTACGGGGAAATCTGCCGATGCTGATTGAGTAGTTGTAGTCCTCCAATATCGGCTTATAGACATTGGACAAAAACATGATGCGCCCCTCACGCGAAGAAATCATCCACGACTGTGCCCGCCCGTTAAAGCCGCCCTCTTCAGGAAGCATACTGTTACCCCTGCGGGTTACGTTGTAGCCGGCCAACGGCGGATAGTTCATGCCTCCAGGCACTTCGCTGTCCGGATAGAGCACGACCGTTATGCTGTTCTCCTGCGCATTGGTGGTAAGAATACGCATCCAACTGGTGTAATAGTCGGAACCGCCCGTAAGCAGTGTGTTAATGATGGAGAAGCAGACATCATTTTCCTGGAACTTCATGAAGTCGAAGTCCGTGCGTTTCTCTATTTTCAGACGGTAGGTATTTTCTCCCAAATCCTCCACGGATTCTATCTTGCCAATCTCGGTAAAGGAGTAGTCAGATTCCATTCCTTGAATCTGGTTTATTATCAAGTCAAGCACTGACAGTGAACCGCGGACTTCCAACCGTTCTACCTGTGCCCGGCCATCAGGAAATATCCCTGCACCCTTACCGGCAATCAAGCTGTCTACGAATTCGCCGAACCTTACCGGGTCCATGAAGGTTTTCGTACCGTATGCCGTGTCCGGATATAACCGGGAAAAGAAGTCATACAGACAGCGGCGTGCAGAATACAGGTTGTTGTCCGTCGGAAGGGTACGGTCGCCGGTCCTGATTATATCGGGAAGGGACGATGCGACATCACGGATATAGTTCTGCACCCCGGTTATGCCGTCCCGTATCTGTTCGAGCGTTCCGGAACTCAGGGCGTCGCTTATCTCCAGGTCCATCTTCGAGGGCAGGTTCACATTCCGGGTAATCTTCGTGATACGGCTGTCACGGTAGCCGGTATCCGGAAAATACTTCCGGCTCTCCAGCCTTACACGCCGTCCGATGAACAGGTCCGCACCGTGCTCCTCAACCCATACATGGTCAGTCGGGGCCTTGTAGACGCCGATGTCCTGCCAGTGTTCCCGGTTGTACTTGTCTACGGCATCGCTGAACTCCTTTTCGGCCGACGGGTAATACTCGTCGGGCATGCGGATATTCCAGATTATATAACGGTCGCCCACCTTCGGGACAAGCGTGTCACCCGGAAGCTGCATGCCGTCATCATAAGGCCAGATGGTCACAATCTCGAACTCACGGGTGTCGCTGTCGAAATTGACATCGAAATAGTGTCCGTCATCCTTGCCGAGCCCTGCAAGCTCACCGTCCTGGAACGATACGCGCTTGACCGCTCCGGGAAGTTCATAACTGTTCGGGTCGAAATCCAGGGAAGCGTCACTGAAATAATATACCGTGTAGGGTTCACCGTCCTTGTCCTTCACCTCCTTGCTGCGCACGCCGCTTACCGTACCCACACGCCTGGGATAGATACCGCTGAAGGCATCGCGTTCGTAGCGGTCGAATATGCCGTACTCGTCAACGCCCACCTCGACAAACTTCTTCCCGCCCGGAAGCATCAGGCTGCTGCCGTACTTTTCCGGGTCGATGTTGCGCGAGGAGCCTATCGGGAACAGGCGGGTGTAGAACCCGGCCGTGCTGCCCGTGACGCGTTCCAGGGAAACCAGCCCACCGCCGTAACCCAGCGTGATGCTTTCCCCGTGCTCGCAGCGGCAGACGTTCACCGTCTGTCCCTCGACCCACCATTCGGCCTTGCCGCCCACTTTTTCGGCAATCGCCTTCAGTGCCTCGTTGCAGTACATCCCCTCGTAATCTATGACGATGAGTTCCGTACCGTCAACCTGCCCGACCTTCCAGTCGGTGACATCCCCCATGCCGGCATTGACGGCACTGACCACCAGCGCCACATGCTCCCGCGGCGTAGCTGTCAGCGTGAACACCGGTTCGGCATCGCCGTCCGTCGTCTCCAGTACAAGGAAACGCCTGACGAGGCTCTCGATGCCGTACAGTTTCAGATCGTAGCGCCATTCGCCTTCACTCACCTGCTTCGGCGTGTAGCGTTCCGTCAGCCAGTAACGCTCGCCCATGAAGTCCGTGTAGTCGTTCACATCGACGGCTATATGGGCATGGTGCGTGAAGGAGAGGGCCAGCACGTTGTCGCCCTGCACCTCCTTCCGCTGGGTCGAGCTGTCGTCAGCGGCGATGTCCGCCCGCCTGTTTCCTTTCCTGTCGTATATCGTAATCATGTTCGGTTATCGTTTAAATGCCGTTTGAATGTCTTTTTAATCCGTCAGATGACCGGTACGGGTTCACGGAACTTCACCTTGAACTTGCCCGCATGCACTCCCTCCCTCCACAGATAGGTCAGCGGGGTAAACTTCGTGCAGTCCGCATATTTCAACCGCAGCTGCAGCCCCAACTGGGGGAGGCTGATGTCCAGCCAGCCGTCTTTCCCCTGTTTCAGGAAGTTCACAAAGGCGAAGTACTGTCTCATCCATCCCGCCTTTGTCCGGTTGAACAGGGCGAAGTTCAGCGTCACGTCACGCGCCTCGTTCCTCGGGGTGAGCACGGCGCTGTATTTCTCCCCGTGCTCCTCCCGTATATCCACGGCCGTGTCCTTCTTGGCCTTGCTCGGGGTCAGGATGGCCGTCAGGTTCTCCATGCCGCCGCGCCGGTCTTCCACCAGGAATACACCGTATTCAGTCCAGATGTCCGTGCCGTTTACCAGCACCAGACCGCTCAGTATATCTGCCATATCAGTTAAATTTTATACCGTCACGTTTTATCGTACGTATATCTTCCTTTATCTCGCCCAGGCAGGCGGTACCCAGCCTGGTGTGCTCCTCTATTTTAGCCAGGTATCCTTCGGCAGCGCTCATCTTCTCCGCGACGTTCTCGATGCCGCTGTCCATGCTTGCCCAATGCCGGAGACCGCCGGTGAACATGCCCTCCAGCTTCGTGCCCTGCTCCTGCGTCATGGCGGTGAAAGCGCCGGGCTTGCCCGTCTGCACCGTGCCTTCCTCCTGCACCTTGTCGTAGCCCGTGGCGGCGGCAAGTTCGTCACGGAGCTTCATGGCCTCTTCCACCATTTCGTTCCAACCCATAAAATCTCCGTCGCCATTCAGCAATTTATCCATTTCATCAGGGTCTAATTTACCATCATTTTCCATGGAATTACCGAATCTGTCATACCATGCCCTCAGCTTGTCACTGAACTGTTCACCGATGGCGTTTGACAGCATTGCCTGCATGAAATATTTGGATATGTCATCAGCGAAATCCTCAGCACTCTTCTCCATATCCATCAGACTGCTTACAAAACTGTCATACATGGAATCGAATGACATTCCGGTCAGACCCTCATAAAGATTATCGGTCAGCTCCTCCAGCTTGCCGGCCTGGTCTATATAGTCATCCAGCTTCTCGGTCAGTCGCCCGCCGTAGCCGCCCTTGCCGGTGTTCTGGATTTGAGTCCACATGTCCACGTTGCTGCGTAGTGCCTTCATCTCCTCCGGGCTCAGGCTCCACAGGTTCCCGTCCCACTGGCGGCCTATCTGCCCGCTCAGTTTGTCAATCTGTGCCTGGCTGAATCCGCCCCAGTAGTAGTTCCAGGAATGGTGGCTGCCGTGGTAACCGGCCTGCGCCATAGCCATCTGCAGGTAGTTCGAGTTTGTCTCCTGCTGCATCCTGTATGCATCGCGGTAGGCCGCCACACTCTTCGCGCCCTGGCCCCGCCTGATTGAGTCGGTCAAATCCTCAATAGAGGTCTGCAGCATCTCATTCCGGTCGGTCAGCCGCTCCATGGTGGCCTGTACTTCCTTCGCGTTGCTGCCGTTCCAGTCGATGATGCCGCCCAGGCTGAACACCTGCTTCACCGCTCCGCTTACCGCCTTGATACCGCCGGTAATGATGCTCATCGGTTTTGTCAGGTCTATGCTTTCCAATCCGTCCAGCGTCTGCCCCAGACCCTCCAGGTATTCGCCCATCCATTCCGGGGGATCAATGCCGAACTGTCCCGCCAGTCCCAGCAAATCCTCGGCGACTCCCACGTATTCCTTCACCTGTCCCACGCTGCCGTGCAGAGCATCCGTGGCTTCGGCCAACGCTTTCTGTTTCGTATTCCGGGCGGCATCCAGGGCCGCCTTGGCATTCTTCTGCTCGGCCTCAGTCCCTTCTTTCACCGCCTTGTTGTAGGCATCCTGCGCTTCCTTGACGGATATAGTCGCAGATTTCACCTGTGACATGGATGTCCTCAACGCTGTAAAAGGATTGCGCTCGTTCAGTTTTTTGTCGATCGAATCTATTGCACGGACCAGGTCTTTCAGGCTGTCCGGCTGCAGTTCCTTTTGCGTATCGATATATTCCTTCAGCCGGATTCTAAGGGACTGGAGACTTTCGGTGGACACCTTGTCGAGATCACCGAACACGGCTTCCCAGTCCAGCCCTTCCTTCAGTTCCTCCATATCGAGGTCGGCCATCTTTTTCTTCAATTCTTCCTGGAGTGTTTTCCGTTCGCCTTCTGTGGTGGCTGCAGCAATACGCTTTTCATACTCCTTAGTAATAGCCAGTTTCTTTTCCTCGTAGTTGCCATATTCCGACAGGTAGTCACGCATGGCCTGGCTTTCTTTTTCCTTTTCTTCCTCGAAGGTGGCCGTAATGGCAGTACTCCGGTTCTTGTCGTTCGAATCGCGGGCTGCAACAAGGGCATCCGTCTGTTCCGGGGTCAATCCGTTCCCGCCGGTGGATATGCCGGCTTCCTTGTTCTCACGCTTCCAGGCGGCTTCCTGCCGGTTTATCTCTTCTTTCCGGGCGTTATAGTCATATTCGATTTGTGCCAGTTTCTTTTCGGTGCCGGCCTGCATGCGGTCTATTTCCTCTTTCCGGTTCTCGGCCTGGAGTGCCGCAAGTTCCTGCGCCAGCCTGCGCTCGGTGGCAAGCCGCTGTTTGGCTTCCGCTTCCGCATTCTTACCGGACTGTTCGGGGTCGGTATGTCCGCCGATATTCCCTTTCCCGGCTGCTTCTGCGGCTTTCTTTGCCTCTTCCTTGGCCTTTGTCAGGTAAGCTTCGCGTCTCGCCTCTGCCTCCTTGATTTTCGCTGCCTTGTTGGTCTCATTCTCCTTGTCCACTTCCGCATCCATTTCTTGTGGGGTAAGCCCGACATGATGGGCTCCCATTTTGGCCATAAAGCGGAAAAATCCGCCATGTGCGCCTTCCACTTCGTCCGGATTCTGGGCTTTGATTTTATTCACCTCTTCATCTGCTTCTGCAGCTTTGTTGACAAGGTTCTGGACATTGGCCTGATGAAGCAGCACCTGCACATAGTCCTCGCTTTTTTGGATAAGGGTGTCATACCACCCGGATAAGGTCTGATAATAACCGAAACTTTCCCCGTACTTGCGGTTCAGTTCCTCCACCTTGGCCTTTTCCTGTTCCTTGCTGCCGGTGAAATTCTTTATTTCGTCGATGACCGATTTGAGCTCGAAACGGGTACGCACCATCTGGGCGCGGCCGTCCTTTTCTATCTCGGTCATTTCCCTGAGTGATATGTTGAATTCGTCCACACCTTTCCTGGCACTGAACAAGTCTTTTGTCCACGCCACGATCTCGTCACCGTACATCACCAGCAGCATGATGCCGGTGGTGAACGCTGTCTGCCATGAAAAGAGGGAGGAAAGCACCTGCTTCCATACCGGTATCCCTTTTTTGCCGGACTTCTGCAGCTCGTCGTATTCCTTCCGGGCACGGGCCAGCTCGTCTGTAAAAACCGGCAGGTTGTTGCTGATGGCCATAAAGAACATCTGAGGTCCCATGGCCAGCGAGGGCATTTCACGGGCTATCTGCTGGATGCTGTTGTGCAGGCCGCCCAGCTGGCGTCGGGCGTCGGGCACATCCGCAGGCGTAACCTGTACGGATTCCGATTCCTCCTGCAGCTGCTTCAGCCTGGAACGCAACTCCTCAAGAGTCTTTTCCAGCGCGTTAATCTGTGCGATGTTCGCACGCTGGTCCAGGTTGGGGGCGGCTGCCTCACCGGCAAGGCGCAGCCTTTCCAGTTCAGCCTCCAGCAGCCTGACGGTATTACGCAGTTCCAGCGCCTCACGCTCGGCCTTGTCCATGCCGGGCGTGAGTTTGTCCTTCATTAAAAATTCAATTTCTACAGGTTTGCTCATTCCAGTCTGCTTTGAAAAAATCCTACAATATCATTCGCTTCATCTTCCGCGCTGGACTCCGGTCTGGAATCATGGTTTCCGCTGCCTTGCTTTTGACGCACATACCGGGGCGCGTCGCCCAGCATCATAATCAGCGTCTGGTAGTTCACACCGTCCAGGATGTAGTCCACACTCCAACCGGTCGCGGTCGCTATCTGCCACACGAAGCCGAAAGGGCTATGGGAACCCTCATAACGGGTTCTTAACTCCCCTTCCTTGCCCGGCTCAGTCTCGGCTTCATCGGGTTCGCCCGCGCTGCCGAGCTGATAATACGCATAAAATCCTTCGTGCCCATCATCCGCTCAAATGTCCGGAACATGGCCGTCAGATAGCGCCACTCTACGAAGTTCCGCAGTACCCAGGCCGTCAGACCGATACCCGCATGCCGCGACACGTAGCCCCGGCATACCGTATAGGCCAGCAGCCGGCTCACTGCCTGACCATGCTCCGCCACAAAGGCCAGTTCCTCCGCCTTGTCCTTCGGCTGCCAGTCGGGCTTGACACCCATCTTCAGGTATTCCCTGGCCAGCAGGATCTGCCCGCGCAGTCTCGGCCGCTTCATCGTCACACGCATCTCCACGGGACGTTTCAGCCAAGGCAGCTTCCACTTTTTAAGAGGAACGGACACGCCGCTGTCAAGCAGCGCGTCCGCACATTCCATTTCTATCAGTTGTTCCAATCGGTCGGCCATACCTTAATTCTTTCTGCTTTTGGCCTGTACAGACGCGGCTGCTTCCGCTGCCGGAAGCTTGTACTGTTTCCACTCATCCGGAAGGGCGTCCGCATAGAACACGCCGTAGGGCTGCGAACCGTCCTCCGGCATAGCCACCTCAAGCGTGCATTCTATCTTGGCCGTTTCCGTAAGCGTCAGCTTGCCGCCCAGGTTGGAAAGCAACGTACCGTTCGGTATCAGTACGCTCTGTCCGGACACCAGGCTGAGTTCCCACGGTCCCTGCATCAGGATGGCGGTCTGCGGAGCGGTCCAGCCTACAGGGTTCTTCTTCTCGCTGTCCTCTGTCTTGTAGTGCAACGAACCGCCCAGCAGTGCATGCAGGTTCTTGTAGTCCATCTGGATTACATTAAACGTGGGGGCAATGCTGCCGTTGCTCTGAGGAATAACCAGCACCGGGGCTCCAGGCGCCTGTTCAGCCTCAATCTTCGCGGCTTCGGGTTTCTGGCCGCCCAGGTCGAACGAACCTTTCTCGATGTAACCCACCACAAAGTCCTTGTATTTCACGGCACCGATGCCGTACATGAAATTCTTGTTCATCATTTCTTCAGTTTGATGGTTAATAACACACCGGCAAACAAGCCGGCCAATACACCTATGATAAACACCCGTACCGGGTTCGGAGGGCGTTTTTCTTCCGTTTGAACGTCATTTAAAGTTCCATTCCTGGTCTCGCTGCGGATGCGCGCCAGCTCTTCTTCATACCATAGCACCAGCTGCTGCAGACTGTCACACGAGGCTTCGGCCACGATGTTCCCGCTGCCGTCACTGCCTACGGTCAGATTCGCCTGCCCGCTCTTACCACGGTACACGGCACCTTCAGGAAGTTTACGGAGGCTGTCCGGCGGTATCGTCAGCTTCACCGCACTCGCCGGTATCCCCGCCATCACCAGTCCCGCCCGCCGACTTCCGCCCGCGCTGTCGGCGCTTGCCGCTTCCGTCTGTATCTTCTCCGCCATCGTGCTCTTCCTGCTGCTTGCGCAGCCCGCCAAGCACAGGGCAATCGTCATGATGGCGGCAACTGTTGGCCGTGTCAATAGCCTTCCTGAGCCGTGCCATCTCGCGTTTGTTCGCCTGCAGGTCCTTTCTTGTTGCATTCAGTTCTTCTTTTAACGGTTCGACAATATTCTCTATCAGGATGCGCGTGGCCTTGTCCACGTTGTCGATACGCACGGTCTCGGCCGTGACGTTCGCCTTCCTGACAGTAGGCCTGATGGTTATCAGGGCCGTCAGGGCGGTGGCAAGACCGCCGCCCAGGACAAGGTTCAGCAGCTCGTTGAAATCCATAGCGCATCCAGGCCGGACAACCGGCTATTTGCCTGACGCCTTTCTGGCGAACAGGCCGATCAGCCACTGTATGAAACCCGTATCGGCAATGCCGTTGGCCACAAGGGAGGAACCCAGACCGTAAAGAAGGGCGATATACCACTCCACATCCGCCACAAAGCCCGCGTCAAGCCACCAAAGCAGCATCGCGGCGGCAATGCCGGTAAGCCAGCTCACAAGCTGCGTCCAGATGCCTGACATTTTTGGAAAAAGTTTCTTGATGCCCTCCACAAGGAGGACAACGCCGCCGGCGAAACCGGCAAAAGTCGCAATCATCGCGTCATAGTCAGCCTCAGGGGTCACACCATCCTGGGCAAAAGCCACGGATACGAATCCGAGCATCAGTGCAAAAAATAATAGAAATCGTTTCATCTGTCTTTTGATTTATTGGTTAATACCTATTTCTTTCAGCCATTTCTGTACATCGAAGCTGGGGCAGGCTTTCGCCGCCAGTTCGTTATGGCCCACAATGCGAACATCCGGGAATCGGCGGTGGAAATCCTTCACATACTTCTCCAGCGCCTTCTCCTGACAAGCCGTGCGGGTGTCTTTCGGGGTCTTCCCGTCCCCGGCCACTCCTCCGGCATATACGATATGACGGCTCACACTGTTGTAACCTTTGGCTCCGTTGGTCACTTCCCAAGGGTCCACCTCGGCGTCCTCGTTGTTGTCTACAAGACGTTCCACACCCCCGTTCAGGTGGAACAGGTCGGTATAGCCCACCTGCTTCCAGCCTCTTCCTCCCCGGCACACCGGAGAAGTATGCCATTTGCGGATGTCCGCCGATGACACCTCACGCCCCTCCGGGGTGGCCGTACAGTGAATTACCAGATACTTCAACTTTGCCATGCCTACGCCTCCTGTTTTGCCTGACTGACGGTTATCTTCACGGTTCTGGTCTTGTCGGAGTCCAGCGTCAGGGTGACAGCCCCGCTCTTGTCCTTTCCCGTCGTATTGGCTGCGGCGGAGATACGGATACCGTTATCCGTCGGGGACACGGTAAAGCCCGCAGGGGATGCGCTCACGCTGTACTCGCCGGATGCGGTCACGGCAACATCCTGGCTGCCGCCTTCCGGCTTGATGGTCACCGCGGTCGGAACGGCAGACAGCTTTTTCTCCGCGGGCTTGAACACCGGATTCGGACGTTTGTCCAGCACCACCACCTCCTCACCGAACGCGATGTTCGTATCGGCCTTCATCAGCATCTTGAAGAAGTACAGTTCGCTGGCATTCGAGATTTTATCAATCTGAATCACGTCCTCGTCATCCTGCAGGTTCACCGCCGCAAACAGGTTACCGCCGGCATCGGGCGAACAAAGGGTGCAGACAATCAGGTCATCGGGCCAGGCGGCAAGGGTCTCGATGGTAATGCCCTTGTAGCGGCGGGCATTCACGTCGGTTTCGCTTGCATTCTTGGCCTCGCGCTGGGTCAGTTCGTCGTCATACTTGTCAAAGTCGTTCACGCTCATCAGAATGCGAAGGTCCGGGTTGTTGCGGATAGCTACGGGAATCTTCACGCGCAGAGCCTTCAGGCGGCCCAGCATGGTCGATTCCGCACTGTCCACCACAATAACCTCGGTGTCCTTGGCCATTTGGGTCAGGATGCCGTTGAACAGGTGGTCATCGTCATCGCCGTACTCACCGTTCACATAATGGTTGCCCAGTTCAAACTGCACCTGCTTGGCCAGTTCGGCAAGCAGGGCGTTCTGTGCTTCGGGCGGAAGTTCCGAAAACACCAGGTTGCCCTTCGGCTGCCACTTGCGCCAGATGTTCTCGAACGTGCGGGGATTGAACACCGTAAAGGCCATGAAGTCCACCGGGTCAAGGCTCTTTTCATCGTAGTTGAAGTTGCCCTTTGAATCTTCCACACCGGGGTTTTCCTTGCGCTTCTGAAGCATCTTGCCCGTTTTCAGGCGGGGCAGGCTGATTTTCTTCTCCACACCGGGAATCACCATGATCAGCCCCTTTTCCACAATCTCATTGCTCGTAGCGGCAAGCGTCAGCAACTGTTCCAGTACCTCGCCGCTGTAATTCGTGTTTCTTACAATTATTGCCATATCTCAATCACTTTTTACGTTTGTCCTTGATTTCACGCATACGCCTGTTCCAGGGGCTTTCTTCACCGTCCGGTTCCAGGTGCAGGTCTTCCATCACACGGCGCTTCACCGGCAGTTGGGCCAAGGCCTTTTCGCCGTTCTCGCGGTCATTTGCCAGAAGGTTCTCGTAGATGGGACGGGTCGTCGCATCGATGCGTCCGTCCTTCTCTGCCGCGTCAAGCAACTGCTTGCGGGCGGCAATGTCATCGGCAGCGGCCTTGTCCTCGTAGGTCTTCACCTTTGCCTTCAGGTCGGTATTCTCCCGCGTGAGGCCGGGAACCTTTCCCGCCTCTTCCTCCAGCTGGTCCATCATGCGGAACACATCCGCATCACTCGCGCAATCCTTGAAGCGCGGGCGTTTCTTTACATCTTCCAGATTCATGTCTTCTCTGTTTTTTTGTGGCTCAACGAGCCGGTTATTGAATAAAGTATATATCTGTGCCGGTGTGCTGTCCTCCGGCACGGGGTCTGCATCATAGATGCCGTCTATGAAACCAAGGTCCAAAGCTTCCTGTGCGGTCAGCCAGTGGTCTTCACCGTCAAAATAGGTTTGCCTGATCGTGTCCGGGTCCAGTCCCAGACGTTCGGAGTAAATCTCACTCAGGCTGCTTTCCAGACTTTCTATCTCTTCCATGCACCGCTGCAGGTCCTGTTTGTTGCCGTAGCATCCGCCGCTCACACTGTGCAGCATCAGCCGGGCATACCGGCTCATCTCCACCGGCTTGCCGCAAAGGGCTATCACACTGGCCATGCTGGCGGCTATGCCATCCACATAGATGCGGATGTCCGCCTTGCTCTGGCGCAGGGCGTTGAATATCGCAATACCGCTGTACACTTCCCCGCCGTTGCTGTTTATGCGTATATGGATGCGCCGGCTCACCCGCTCGGCTTCCATCAGTTCCTGTGCTATGCGCCCGCTTTGCACCTCGGTATAGTCCCCGATGTCCCCGTACAGGAATATCGTGCTGATACCGTCATCGCTTGTTGTAATATTGAAAAATCTGCTCATCGTCATGTCTTTACCTGCGGTTTCCCCGCGTTTCGATGGTGCGAAAATAGGACATTCCCATGGCACGGGGAAACCGCGTTTTTATCATGCCGGTTTCCGGTGTTATCATGCCGCTGCAACCCGGCATCATGCGCGCAGCCTTTTACAAAGACCGCTTTTTGATGCAATTTTGTAACGTGATTTACAATTAAAAAGGACGATTTATGGCAGATTTGACGAATGCCCAGAAAAAGGAATGGGCAAAAACTTTGTACCTCAAGGAAAACCTCACACAGCAGGAAATCGCCGACCGGGTGGGCGTGTCACGGGTGTCCGTGTCCAACTGGGTACGGGCCGGGAAGTGGGAGGAACAGAAGGTGGGGCTTACGCTCACAAGGCAGGAACAGGTGGCTAACCTCTACCGGCAGGTGGCCGAAATAAACAAGGCCATCGCCGAACGGCCCGAAGGGGAACGGTTCCCCTCATCCAAGGAGGCTGACATCCTCGGGAAACTGTCGGCGGCCATACGCAACATGGAGCAGGAAGTGGGCATTGCCGACATCATCAGTGTCCTCACCGGGCTCATCGACTGGGTACGGGCGGCCGACCTCGAAAAGGCAAAGGAAATTACACGCCTGGCCGATGCGTACATTAAAGACAAATTATAAAGGGATAGACAATGAAACAGACTGACAGACTCGCTCTCCTCGATTGGGAGAAGTACAAAGAAGACATCGCAAGGGCTACACCGGTCGATAGGAACATGACGGCAGCCGAACGGGAAAAACACCGGGAATATCTTGAGAAACATCCTATAGAATGGATCAGGTTCTTTTTCCCGAATTATGCCAAATCTGAATTCGCCGATTTCCAGAAAAAGGCTATCCGGCGGATCATTGCACACGATGAATGGTTCGAGGTTCTGTCCTGGAGCCGTGAGCTGGCCAAATCCACAGTCACCATGTTCATCGTCATGTATCTCACGCTTACCGGACGCAAAAAGAATGTTATACTGACCTCCAACAGCAAGGACAATGCGGTGCGCCTGCTCGATCCCTACCGGGCAAATCTCGAAGCCAACGGGCGCATCATGGCATACTACGGCAAACAGGAAATGCCGGGTTCATGGACGGAGGACGAATTCACCACCAAAGGGAAGGTTTCGTTCCGGGCACTGGGTGCCGGGCAGTCGCCGCGTGGTTCGCGTAACGAGGCCATACGTCCTGACGTGCTGCTGGTCGATGACTTTGATACGGACGAGGACACCAAGAATCCGGACATCATCCAGAAGCGCTGGGACTGGTGGGAAAATGCGCTGTACCCCACACGTTCCATTTCCGAACCTACACTGGTCATCTTCTGCGGAAACATCATCGCCAAGGACTGCTGCGTGGTGAGGGCGGGCGAAATGGCCGACTCCTGGGACATCGTGAACATCCGCGACAAAAACGGTTTTTCCACATGGCCGGAAAAGAACTCGGAAGAGGACATCGACCGCACACTGTCCAAAATATCCAAAAAGGCGGCACAGGGAGAATATTTCAACAACCCGATTTCCGTGGGAGAGGTATTCGAAAACATTGCATACGGCAAGGTTCCGGCACTCTCCAAATTCAAGTTCCTCGTGGTGTATGGCGACCCGGCACCGGGCGAAAGCAAGGGTAAGAAAGGCAAATCCTTCAAGACGGTTTCGCTCTGTGGCAAATTGGGTGGCAGGCTTTACGTCATCAAGACTTTCCTGGCACAGGCGCTCAATGCGGAGTTCATTGACTGGTATGTCCGGATGCTTGAATTTGTCGGGGGCAAGACCAATGTCTATTGCTACATGGAGAACAACAAGCTGCAGGACCCTTTCTTCCAACAGGTGTTCAAACCGCTGGTGGCAAAAGTACGCCGCGAACAGAAGATTGCGCTGTTCATCCGGGGCGACGAGGAGAAGAAGACGGACAAGGCTACGCGTATCGAAGCCAACCTCGAACCGCTCAACCGCGAAGGGAACCTCATCCTCAACGAGGCCGAACGGGACAATCCGCACATGAAGGAACTGGAGGACCAGTTCAAGCTGTTCACACTGACCATGCGCTATCCGGCCGACGGACCGGATGGGGTCGAAGGGGCAAACCGCATCATCGATGAGCTGATCAGGCGCATTGAACCGCCCGTATTCCGTTCACGGAAGGATGTAAGAAAGCGGAACAAGAAAAGATTATGACAACTCTAAAACAAAAAATAAATGAAAAAGATAATTCGTAAAACATCTATTTACAAAGTACAACCACCTTATAATAATTGGTACAGTATCATGACTTACGATGGGTTAAATCGCAGCAATATCATAATTGTCGGTAAAAAGCAACTGTTAAAGGTCTCTTTAGCACTGATTGTCATGCTTCTATTCAATAAAAATACTACAATAGACAAATTCAAGAAATTATGAGCAAGTTTGTAGAACTCACCGATTACGATGCAAGCATCCACCGCGACATCCTCGACGCACTGGTACGCGAAGACGAAACGGTCATTGAGGTTTGCGAGGACAGGGCCATTGCCGAAATGCGGTGCTACTTGGGCAAACGCTACGACTGTAACAAGATTTTCGAGGCCACCGGCGAGAACCGGAACCAGCTCGTGCTGATGATGGTCATCGACATGGCGGTTTATCACATCTTCTGCATCCATAACCCGCAGAAACTCTCCCAGGTGCGCAAGGACCGCTATGAACGGGCGGTGGAATGGATGAAGGCGGTGGCCGACGAGGATATTTCAATCGAAGGGGCTCCGTTGCTGCCCGAGGAACAAAGGGCGGGCAGGTCGGATTTCCGCATTCAAAGCAACCGCAAACGAACGAACCACTGGTAAACAAGCAAGCATCATGAAAAAGAAGAACAGAAAAAGAAACAAAGCCGGCATCATCACCGTAGGGGGAAATTTCGCTTTGCCGGGACAGAAGAAACCGAATGTGATTGTGCTCACACAGCCCAAACGCTTCGGACTGGACATTTCCGATTACATGGCAGCCGTCAGGGCAGCCGAGAATGTCGATTTCTCACGCCGTTACAAACTCTATGACCTCTACGAGGATATTCTGATGGATACGCACCTTTCCTGTGTAATCGAAAAGCGCAGGAATGCCGTGCTGTGCTCCAACATGGAGTTCCGGGTGGACGGGAAACCGGACGATAAAATCAACGAGCAGATACAGTCGCCCTGGTTCAACCGGCTGGTAGGCGACATCCTCGATGCTAAGTTCTGGGGGTTCTCGCTCTGCCAGTTCCACAAGCTGCAGGAGTGGGTGGATTACGACCTGGTGCCGCGCAAGCATGTAGATCCGGTCAGGGAACTCATTTTGCGGCACCAGACGGACACTACCGGCCATTCCTGGGATGAATATACCGACCTGCTTTTTGTGGGTTCACCGTCCGATTTGGGCCTGCTGGCCAAAGCGGCTCCTTGGGTCATTTACAAACGTAACACCACGGGCGACTGGGCACAGTTCTCCGAGGTATTCGGCATGCCTATCCAGGAATATATCTATGACTCCGATGACGATGAGTCCCGCCAGCGGGCCATGGAGGATGCGGCGAATGCCGGAAGCCTGGCGCAGTTCTTTCATGCCAAGGACACGGAACTCAAACTTACGGAAGCCGGAAACAAAACAGGGTCTGCCGATGTCTATGAACGCCTCTGCGAACGGTGCAACAACGAAATCTCCAAGCTGATACTGGGCAATACGCTGACCACCGAATCGTCCGAAAAAGGCACACAGGCTTTGGGTACGGTTCATAAAAAGGTGGAGGACAAGGTGCTGGAGGCTGACCGGAAGTACGTGCTCAACGTGCTGAATTACGACATGACGGACATTCTGCTGCGCATGGGCATCAATACTGAAAGGGGGACATTTTGCTTTCCGGAACCGAAGGAAACGGATGCCGGTACCAAAATATCCATCCTTACGCAGCTGAAGAAAAACTTCAACATCCCCATCGATGACGACTATCTCTATGAGGAATTCGGTATCGACAAACCGGCCAACTACGAGCAGCTGAAGGCGGAACAAAAGACGGCTGAACAAGCCGCCCGGATTCCAAGCCCGAAGAAAGAGCCGGAACCGGCGAATAAGGGACGGGATGATGAACCGACACCGAAACAGAAAAGAAACTTCCGGAACTGGCTCAAAGGTTTTTTCGTGAAAGCCCCGGCAGACGGGGCAGCTTTAGACTGGTAGTCGACAGACTGTATGCGGCTGATAATGGCAGCATCTCCATGGAGTTTGACTTCTCCGAAGAGGTGCTGCGGCGTGCCTTGCTGAACATATACAGCAGGGACTTTCATCCGGCAACCGAAATCGAAATCAACCTGTTCAATGAAATATGGGCAAAGATGGACAAGGCGGCAAAGGAAGGGTTCAGCAAATCCAAGGCCATTACTCCGGACGAGGATTTCAGAAATGCCATACTCCGGAACAATGCCGTATTCTCGGCATTCAAGGTACATCGTATGCAGAATGACATGGCACGACTTTTATTGGATTCAAACGGCATTTTAAAACCGTTCGACAAATGGGTACAGGAAGTCTTGCCCATTGCTTCCCATCAGGTTCGTCACTGGCTGCGGACGGAGTATGATACGGCGGTCATCCGGGCGCATCAGGCGGCTGACTGGCAACAGTTCCTGCGCGAACGCGATATTCTGCCCAACCTCAAATGGCTACCGTCCACCTCCATTCATCCGGGGGCTGACCACCGCCCGTTCTGGAATACCATCCGGCCGATTGATGACACGTTCTGGAACATCCACCGACCGGGCGACCGGTGGAACTGCAAGTGCGACCTCACGGCCACCGACGAGGAGCCGACACCACTTCCGGACGAAGACGACAAGAACAGGCCCCAGCCCGGACTGGATAACAATCCGGGTACGGACGGCAAACTGTTTTCCGACAATCATCCATATCAGGCGGAAGCCCACGAAGGTGCCAAAAAAGCGGTGGATAAACTTATGGCGCGCATTGATGAAATGATTGCCGAAATGCCGGACAGTCTTACCGGGGAGGAAAAAATGGCCATTGCCCGGAACAACCTCGAAATAGAAAAAGCTCTTAAAATCAAAAAAGGGAAACCTATGGATGTGGATAAGGCGGACAAACAGAATGCGAATCCCAAACACGTGGACGAGTATATTCCAGATCCTAACGGGATGTATCGTGATAAAAGGGGGAACCGATACCGGAAGAATAGCGATTACGATAAGGAACGGGATACTCCGTATAGCATCAACTGCCAGACTTGCGCACCGGCATACGCTTTACGGTTACGGGGATGGAATATCACAGCCAAGGGAAATATTGCAGGGTCTAAACTTGAATATCTGAGTAATGGACGTGCTTTTGAAGTCTGGAAAAATACCGACGGCACTCCGGCGCAACATATAAGTATAAACAACTGGCTCGCGTATAAAGGATACCTGAAAATGACCCCTAAAAGATACATGGAGTATTTTGATGAGATATGTAAGGAAGAAGGCGTGTATGAATTGAGTATCGGTTGGAAAAACGGAGGCGGCCATGCTACAATCCTGCAACGGTTCGCAGACGGTGAGCTCAGGTACATCGAGCCCCAAAGCGATAATTCTGCCGGTTCGGGAATGGAATGGAAAGACGTAAAATATTTATGTGAAATAGGAGCTGCGACTTCCCACAACTGCAGGGGAGTCCTGAGAATTGACAATAAGCTATTCGATGTCTCCTTCCTCGATATTTTCGATACATGAATCGATAACGTCAAGGGATAACGGACCGGTTATTTCGGTTGCGTCTTTACCGTCATACAGATAGACGAAAGGATAACCGGTACAGGAGTCCCCCGGAAACTTGAACACATAGGCTTCCTGGCCTTCATAAATACCAAGGTATTCGAAGGTGTCACCGTATTGCTCAATAAGTACACGGGCCTCGTTCTTTACTTGTTCCGGTATATTCATAACGCATAAAAGGCATATTGGAAGCCTCGGTTGCAAAGTTATAAATTATTCTTGAATTACTGATGATTATGGACATAAAAGATTTTACGGAACTGATAAAGCGGAAACGTAACAGGCTGGACAGTATGATGCGCCGCAAACTGCCCGTCGCCGTTGGCCGCATGGCAAAAGACCACTTCCAGGATAATTTCCGGCAGGGTGGCTTTGTGGATGGAGGACTCCACCCTTGGCCCAAAGCCAGACGTCTCTCCTCGGGCGGTACTGATGCCGCCAGCAACTACGGAACGCTGCTCTCCGGCAGGAAGCATCTCTTCAAATCGGTCGGATACACGCCTGCCGACTATCGGGTGAGAGTGTTCAACGAGGAGATCTATGCGCCCGTCCACAACTGGGGCGGCGAAATCGATGTCACCGTCACAGACCGCATGAGGCGCTTTGCATGGGCCAGGTTCTACAAGGCTTCGGGAAAAAGAAGAAAAGCCGGCACAGGGCAAAAGAAACGCGTCAAACGGCGTTCCAAACCAAAGGAACTGAATCCGCAGGCACAGTTCTGGAGGAACATGGCGCTTACCAGAAAGAAGAAACTGCACATCCGCATCCCGCAGCGCCAGTTCATGGGCGAAAGCGAAGAATTGAACCGGCGTATCAGGGAAAAGGTGGACCAGGAAATTACCAACATTTTAAACAAATAACGATATGGACGAAATTTTTATTGCAATCATGGAACAGATTGCACAGGAGCTGCCGGAACTCTCTCTCATTGACGAGGACTACGGACAGTTGGAAATGGGGGCGGAAGAGGACCAGTACCCGGTTACTTTCCCCTGCGTATTGATTGGAAATACCAGTTCCGACTGGCACGACCTCGGATACGGGGCACAGAAAAGCGAATCCGTACTGACCATCCGGCTGGCCATCGATTGTTACGACGATACAAGCTACGCATCCGGTACGTATGACAAGGTGAGGGAAAGGCAGCAGCTGGCCGGAAAATTATACAAGTCGCTGCAATGTCTGCAATGCACGGACAACGCTTCGCCGCTGGTACGCGAGAAAAGCCGCTCGTATGCCATGCCACATTATATCAAGGTTTATGAAATGACGTTCTCATTCACACTGCACGATGAATCGGCCATGCCGTCATCTTATGGGGAATAGTTCCAGCTGGGCGGCAGTCAGACGGGGGGCTTTCACCTTGGGAACAGGCTTCAGATTGTAGTCTGTTCCCTCACGTGATTTCCGGCGGATGATGGTCATGATACGTTCCTCGGATATAAAGAATTCGCGCTCCGACAACACTTTTAAAGCATCGTCGAACCGCAACCGCTGTATTTCTGTCCAATAGTAGTAACGACGGCATAGTGCCTCGTCACGCAGCTTGATCAGTTCTTTATCCCGTCCTTTGCCCATACATTTTATTTCTCTTACAAAAATAACTGATTTCCATCTATTTTAAGAACAAAAGCGCCGCAATTATAACAACTGCGGCGCTTTCTGTTTATAGGGTTAACGGGTTTCGGCTACAAACGGCAGAAACTGGGTTCAATGCGGGTCCATACGCCGTTTTCAGGGTTGCGGCGGCTGAAGTAGTAGTTGGTGGCATTGCGCTGCACTACATTAGCTTCCTTGAACAGGCGCATGATGTCTGCATACTCTTCATCGAACTTATCTTCCAGTTCATACAGCTTTGAAATGCTCTTGTAGTCCAGGTCGCCCATCTTGTTGCGCTCCAGCAGGGTCATGGCCATCTGATACATCGGATCATCAGAACCTTTCTCGCTGTTCTGCATGTAGCGCTTCAAATAGTCAATCAGACGGTCGGCTGCCATGTCGGCTCGTTCATCGAAGCCTTTCACCTTGTTGCTTTTCACTTCCAGACGGAAGTCTCCGTCCGTAATGGTATAGCTGCGCTGTTCGTCGCTTTTCACCTGGCCGTATTCCTTCATCACCTTGGTAAAGGCATCGGCTTCTTTTTCCAGCCATCCGCGGAACCCGGTCACGGCATTCACCATCTCAAGAACGTTGGTCTTTACTTCGTGCATAAACTCACCGCGTAATGCCTCGTAAGTTTCACGACGGGCGATGCGGTCTTCTTTCTCTTCTTGCTGCAGCTGGGCCATGAGGGCTGCTCGCTGTTCTTTACTCAGGGACTTGATGTCCACACTTTGGTTGTTCTTTTCCATGTTTAAATCATTTTGAATGTTTATCACTTGTTTTTTATTCTTCCTCACCATCCTGCTTTTCAGGTTCATCATCTATCAGCATGGCTTCACCGTTGGCATACGCCCAGTCGGCCAGCTCGTTGAAAAACTCTGCTGCATCCTCGTTCTCCAAATCGGAAGTCATTAGGGTCACGTCTTTTCTTATGCACTCAAGCGCTTCATGTGCTTTTTTATCCATATTTGTCTTATTTATCGGTTAAACCTCCTTTTCGTTGGATAGCCCGCAGTTTGATGGCCAGTTGTTCCAGCTCGGCTGTACTAACCTGAACAAAGGGCTTGCCGGCTATCCGGGGGTTGTTGCAGAATTCGTTCACCCGGTTCCAGTCGGTGGTGTCTATACCCAACTGTTGCATCAGCTTCAGGCAGACGCTGCGTTTCCGTCGCAGTTCCTCGCGAAGTTTCTGCCGCCATTCATCCTGCCCGGTCAGTTTCTCCAAGGCACAGCAGCAGGCTTCATATTCCTTGGATGTCATTTCACGGAGGCTTTCCGTACGGTTCCACGTGTACTGCTGCACAATGCTTTTCTTGAATTCTTCCCGGTCTCCTGTACAGGGCAGCTTGTTGAACAATGCGTAGAACCGGGCGAAATTGGTTACTTCCTGTGCCATAACTATTCGTCTATAAAATTAAACTCTCCATAAAGCAACATTACCGGTTCGTTAACCCCCATGACCCAAATACCTCTTGTACTACTTTCCCCGGCTGGAGCATCTATCACGTTGTGAATACTGTTTGGTGTCAGATTCTTAAATTGGGCACCAACAGCAGTACACCTTATCACTCTAATCTTTCCTTTTTTGACAAGTTTGGGACATGAATTGGCTTTATGTGCAAACTTCTCAGGAATATCAATTGTCCCTAAATGGTAAGAACGCCCCTCAATACCGCATTGACTACACTTGTATATGTCATAGTTTCCTTTACGACCTGAAATTGTAACGAGATTCTGCTTCTCCCATTTATGCCCGCCTTCTGATAAACTTTGGTGTATCATAGCCTTTAACTTTATTCAAACAATACTTTAATACCGCACGAACTGGCCACGTCAAGTTCCAGTTTGGCTCCCTTGCTCAGTTCCCAGTCCTTCAGCATATAGATATAGTCACAAGCCAGCAACAGGGCAATGTCGGCCCGCATGTGGGCTCTCC